AGAAAACTTTTCTTAAGTTTTAGTTTCATTAATTAATAAAAAAGGGGAAGAGCCGAAACTCTTCCCTCTTTTTTTGCCTTTTTTGTTTCTAAAATCCCTTAATTATTTCATTAAGGTCAAAAACATCTGGAGTCGCATAAGGATAATCATGTATCCTATGGCCAGAAAAATCATACTCCTCAAGATAACCTTCAACTGGGGGTGTTGAGATTGTTGTTTTTAGTTTTGGATCTGGAAGAATGTTCTTGTTGTTCTTGTAGCCAAAGACGACTGGCTTGTTAGTGATCCAACATACTGAAGTTTGCTTGCCAAAAGCGGCAGCAGCATGCTGCATAAAACTATCAATTCCAAGTCTAGCTTGACTGCTCAAAATAAGACCAAACAAATCTCTAAATGGAGCATGAATGTGCTGAACATTCTGTAACTTAATCTGATCATCTCTGCAGATCTGTAGAATGTGGTACTTTTGGCTTAAAACGTTCGCTATAGCCTGCGCTTGGTGTGGCGGGATATCCCTATTCCAGCTATACTGAACGTCCTTAGAACCGCCACCAAATGGCTGGAAAATCATTACTGGTTTGTTGTTTGGAGCTTGGAACTTTGTTTTGTTAATTTCTAATGGATTCAAGAACAAATCTGGCTTAATTCCATCAAACTTAATGCCCAAATTTTCGCACCATGCTTCCACTAAATGCATGCTTTTCTTAAAGTAGCCCTTGGAAAGATAAGGCTCATCAATCATGAAAATTGTATCATCACCCTTTACGAAATCCTCATAAAAGTAAGGAGCCATTCCAACCCTATAGAACCTATGTACATTTGGATTACCAATAAAGACTTCTGGATATCCAGATAAAACGATCAAATTGTAATCTGGGTAAGTCTTCTTGATAGCCCTGCATACGGCTGTAGCCATAATAGACTTTCCAATGCCGCCATTTACTTGAAAAATAATGTTCTTCATTTATGAATATAATAAATTATAATGTGTAAAAATAAACATGGATCAGATACCAGACAGTGTAAAAGTTATAGGAGCTAATGCAGTAGCTTTGGGCGCTTCTTTTACTTCTCTGGAAAATGGATTAAGGTTGGCTGGCTTAAGCGCCGCCCTTTTATACACTATACTTAAAATAGTGCATTTAATAAAATACTGGAAAAATAAGGAAGAATAATGGCTAATTTAATCTTAGGGAATACTACAGGAGAAATATGCTGCGAGATACAGCAATCTTACATGAGATTGACTGGAAATTATGTTGGACCATTATGCACCTCAAATATAAGCACGTCTGGTTTTTTAATTAGAGATGCTAATGATAATTCTGGCATATATGTAGCAAATTGCGCAATTCAAACTTGTAAAAATAAAATTGAGTATACTGATACCAATTCATCAAATCCAGCTTATTTAGCTTTGCCAACAAATAAATGTTTATATATTTCTGGCAATAATTCAGTTTTCTCGTTTTCGAATGTTGGAAATTTTGCTGCTGGTAGTGGCATTTATTCTGCATTTAATGGCATTCAATCCTTTTCATCTTCGCCATCATTTACGTTAATTCCCAATACGGCAACAATAAATAATGCATTCAGATCTTTAAATTGTTCTTGTCAAGTTCAATTTTATATATGCCAATCAAGCAATTCTGGAATTTGTTTAAGTGGATCTAATGCATTTAGATTCGATAATCTTAACGAGCAAGGCGTTTATTACATAAGTGGCAATTCCACCTCAGTTGGCGGACTTCCATTGAGTAGTTATTCTTTTGCGAATTATGGGAATTCATACTTTAATGCTACTTCATTATTTAGTGGTAATTTAAATATAACTGGAACTGGGTGCTTTAATGCCGCTGGTACTGGACTAGATGTTAATACAAGATCAATCTTTAGAAAAGATTCTATATTTTCTGGAAATGTTATTTTGACTGGAGGATATAGCATATGCTCTGATGGCGTGGCTTGCTTTAAAACTGGAGCATTTCCAAATTTAAGTGGTGAAGGTAATTTGTATTTTTGTGACGCTTATTTAAATACAGTAAATATAAAATCAATAACTGGAACTGGTAATTCCTGTTTTCAATGCTTAAAAGTATCTGGATTATGTGTTACAACTGGCTGCTTTAATAACATTAACGGTTCAAGTTCTGATATATTAATATGTAATTATGTAAATTTATGCTTGAGCGGTAGCAATTTGTATAATTATGGCTCCTTTCAAAATTCTGGATTTTTTTGCAATATAGGCAATTTTTTAAATACTGGAAGTGGTGCATTTTATAACATATGTACAACTGGTTTGGATACATCTTTAAATGTATTGTCTGGATGTCTTTGTGTTCAAAAGCATATTTGTGCTACAGATATTTGTGGATTTGGTATGATTTCTGGTGGTAATTTTTGTTCTACTGGAAATTTCTTAACAACTGGCTCAATAAGCGGCACGCTTGTAAGTGGAGCAGTATTTTCTCAAACAAGTGGTTCTACAATTACTTGTTTCGCTTCTTCTGGATTTCATATAGGAACAGCTTGTACTGGATATGTTAAAGCGGCAAATACAGCAAAAGCTTGGGGCGTATTTTCACTAATTAGTGGCATTCCGACATTATTGACTGGATATAATGTCTGTAGAATAACTTTACCAATAACTGGAATAGCTGCGTCTGGAAGCGCTGCGACACAACTTCGTTATTATCCAACTGGAACTGGATTAAGTGGACAATGGAATAATCCGTATGTTATGTATGGATTGGCTTTAGCAGAAACTGTAAAGGCTCCATTTACCTTTAATTTGCAATTTCATCCTGTTAGTGGTTTTGATGCTTTCGGAGGAGTTAGAACTGGATATCTTTCATCTGGAAGTAGTCTTGTTAGTGGTGAAATGTCTGGATATTTAAGAACTGGATCTGGGAGCATACCTGGATTAGCTTATTATTCTGGAAGCAGTGGAACTGTAGCGGGTTTAACAAGTGGAATAATTTCAACTGGATTAGCAGCTGGAGCTAGTGGGCAGGCAGCTTCTTGGGGTCCATTGGGATCATATGCTTGTTCCGTTCAAATTCCAATGTTCTCCACTTTAGTTAATTATGCTGGAAAAAGAATTGTTTCTGCTACTACTGGTAATTATCAAACTGGAGATTTTGAAAAAATAACATTTGGAAATAATTATGGAGAAGTAATATTTAGTTTACTTCCAGCATGCATGACGCTTTCTTCAAGAAGTTATTATTCAATTGGCAATAATTCATTGAATGGAACTGGAACCTTTACAATTTTTGGCTATTAATTATGTATACTTTATATACAAATACTTCTCATGGATTAGGTATTCATTATTTTGAAACTAATAATGAATGTCTAGATTTTGTAAATAAAATAAACCCAAAAGCATATAAAATATTGCCTACTGCGAATCAATTGCCAATGCAATTCTATCCAGCATTTTACTGGAATGAGGAAACAAATTCTCCAGACATAAATATATACGTCGCAATAGAATTAAAAAAAGAAGAATTAAGAATTCTTAGAGAGCCATTAATGCAAAAATTAGATATTGCTTTTGTCAAAGCTCTTGAAGCAAATGATGAAGAAAGAAAAAATAAAATAGTTTTTTATAAGAACGAATTAAGAGATATAACAACTAAATTTTTTCCTTTAGATATAAATATTTTATTATATTTTTATCCTATGATTTTGAATGATATAAACTTATTTGTTCAGAATTAATTCTGAAAATTTTTGCACAAAGAAATCTTTATTTTTTTGAAACGCTTCTATTTCTGAAAAACGATAAAAATGATTTGAGAAATCACTTGAAAGTCTTGCAATTTTATCAACTCTAGAGCTGTTCATTACAATTATTTCTTTTACGTAATCTTTCATTAAGTCTAGAAGTTTTTTTCTATTCCAAATTTGTTTGCATATTTTATATTCATTTAAAAATTCTCCAGCCTTTAGTCTATTTTGAACTAATTTAATATCTTTAATTCTTTTTGTTACAAAATCATATTCTTTTAGACCAGTCATTTGTAATTCAAATGCTAAATTTGCTAAATCAAAAAACGGACTTCCGACAAATGCATTTTCAAAATTAATAAATTTAAAAGAATTATTATTATTTATGATTGTGCTTAAGTCTAAATTTCCATGAACTAATTTTTTAAGTTTTAAAGAGCTTTCATTTTTCTCAAAAATAGACATCATTTCAAAAAATATTTCTGCGTACATGCTTTTGGCAAATTCAAACTCATCTTCTTCTCCAGAGTCCACGTAAGATAAAATATTTTCAAAATTAATATTTTGATATTCCAAATAGGATTTAGTGTCATCTAAATGTGGCCAAACTTCTTTTGGTGGTTCATAAAAATGCATTCTAGAAATAACATTATTAAAGTAACTATATTGTTCATCTAAAATTGCAGAACCGCCAAGATTCAATAAATTTTCTGAATATTCAAATGTTTGGATCGTATAGTAAATCGTTTTGCCGTATTCAATTTCATTTCTATCTACAGCTTGAGGAGCTATTTCTAAATGCTCAATCCCTTTTAAAATCATGAAATCATAAAAAATAGGCACTTGATCAAAAGAAATTTTTAAACAAAAACCTTTATCGAAAACCTCTACTAAAAAAGAATCATAATCATCATTTTCATCTATTAATTTTATTTTTGTGACTACTTTTTCTCCATGTCTTGCGAAAATAAGTTTAATGAGACTCTCTTGAGAACCTGAAACAAAGTCAGCTCTTGGAATTAAAAAAGATCTTTGATTTAAAGCTGTTGTTATGTTCATACTATATATTACATTATAAAATAAAAACCCCGCCAAGTAAACTTAGCGGGGTTTAAATTGACTAAATTAATTAAATTTAGACAGTGGCTGCACTAACATTCGTCTTAAGGAGACGACGATTGCGGGCCTGATTGCGATCATAGACTACCAAATATCGCTCTGATTGACTACGATATTGAGCGTTAATACGCTCACCACTCTGCATTGTCACTCCAAAAAACCGACCTGCAGTATTTGCAATACGGTCAAATAGAGCTGTTGTTTTCTTGCTTGTTGTAGTATTTCTAGTTCTCATATGCAAAGAATACTACATGAAGTAGATGTCATTGTCAACTAGTTTTATAGAAATTTTACTCAAATTTTGATTTGAAACTAAAAACTTGCACAAGGGTAATTCAAAATTATTTTTTAATACTTTTTGTACAGATCTAGCATTATTGCCATCTTTTTCAATTAAAGAATATAAATGATTTTTAATCTCATTTGAGGTTTCTAGTTTTATATCCTTGCTTTTCAACGAATCTTGTATTTCAGAAATTGTTTCTGAAATCATTTTAAATAAACCATCTTTTGAAAACTTATTATTAAAAATTAAAATTTCATCAAGTCTCGATATTAATTCTGGTTTGAATTGCCTCTTTACTGCTTTCTCATAATCATTCTTTCTGTTTTCGGCAGACTGTGAGCTTGAGAAGCCCATAGAGCGGGCTGTTTCAGTTTCAGCGCCAATGTTACCAGTTAATACGATAATGGTATTGGAGAAGTCAATTTTCCGATTAAAATTATCAACGATTGATCCTTCGTCCATAATTTTCAATAAGATATTGACTACATCTGGATGAGCCTTTTCAACTTCATCAAAAAGAATCAATGAAAATGGATTATTGCGAACAAACTCAGATAAAAGGCCACCTTCTTCATATCCAACGTATCCTGCTGTAGCTCCAATTAGTTTAGATATGGAATTCTTGTCTATGTATTCCGCCATATCTATTTGAAGAAATGAGTTAGATTTATTGTAAAACTTTTCAGCTATAACTTTCGCAGTATAAGTTTTTCCAACTCCAGTCGAACCAATAAATAAGAAATTAGCTATAGTCTTCTTAGTCTTTTTAATTCCCGCTTTTGCGCACAAAAGAACTTCGTAAATTTTATTTATGACTTGAGATTGATCAAATATTTTAGATTCAATTTCTTCTTTAAGAGACAGAAAATTATCCGTGCATTCTGCTTTTATTTTATCTACATCAAGACCACTGATTTTTGAAAAGATCTCTAAAATATGTTGCTCATTAATAGTAAAAAATGAACTTGCTGTTTTTTTAATCCAAGCATTTCTCTTGGTTAAGAAATTCTTAAGCATCTTTTCGCATTTGTCCTTATTTTCCTGTAGGGACAAATCAAACTTTTCCATCGAGTCTATAATTTCATCTTCTTTATTTTTTAGATTCTTAGGAATTTCAAACTTTTGAATTTTTCCTTTTGCTCCTATTCTATCTAGAATGTCAAAAGCTTTGTCTGGAAATTTCCTGTACGGCATATACTTCTCAGACAAAGTAATAATTTTATCAATAATTAAATCATCATAAGTGACTCCGTGAAAAGTTTCATAAGCATCTTTGGCTTTTCTTAGTATCTCAAAGGTTTGTTTTTTGTTCGGCTCTTCGATATTAACTACTTGAAATCTTCTATTTAGAGCGGAATCTTTTTCAAAGTATTTTTTATATTCAGCCTGCGTTGTTGCTCCAACGCATTTAATTTCACCTCTTGCCAAAGCAGGCTTAATCATATTTGCCAAATCAAGCGATCCTTCAGTAGATCCAGCTCCAACTATGGAATGAATCTCATCAATAAATAAAATTGACTGTTTATCTTCTTTTAATTCTTCTATAAGACCTTTAAATCGTTCTTCGAATTGACCTCTGTACTTTGTGCCTGCAACCATTAATCCAAGGTCTAAAGAATAAATTTTATAACCAGAAAAGAAAATTGGACATTCGTTTGCGTTGATTAATTGAGCTAATGCTTCAACAATTGCAGTTTTGCCAACTCCAGCTTCGCCAACTAATATTGCATTATTTTTAATTTTGCATGATAGAATCTCTATCAGTTTAGAAATTTCTTCATCCCTACCTTCAATTTTAGACTCGTATTTTAAAACTGATTCATTTAAATTGTGACAATATTTAGCACAAAACATTTTTTCAGATTTTTCCTCTGAAGAATTTTCGTTATCTTTTTTATCCTTTTCGCTTTCATTTTTTTCGTTAGGATCTAAAAGATTAATCACAGCTTCTGCGACTTGATCCAATGGAAACTCTTTAAAGAGTAAAAATTTATTTATTTTAGCGTCGTTTTTAAGTATTGAATAAGTTAAATGCTCAACGCCTATAAATTCATGGCCTAGACTTTTAGATAGTTTGAAAGATGCCCTTAGTGCATCTTCGATATCTGAACTCCACCAATCTTCATTATTTTCCTTTAAAAAAAGATTTGGTTCAGCTATTGGAAGCTCCAACATTAATGATTTTTTTAATCCATCATTATTTACTTTAAAATTTGAAAAAACTGCTTTAATTGGCAGAGATGCATGCTCAACTATGGCGTACAATATATGGGCATTATTTATTTTTTTATGTTTATATTTATTGCCTGTCTCTATAGCTGACTCAATAACTTTCTTGACTCTAGGAACAAGATTATATTTTTCCATCTCCATATTTTACACTATTTCAATTCTGACAATTTCATATAAATCTTTTCATCCAATATAAAAAGATTATCCAAGAACATGGTATCATTTGATTTCCTGCCTGTCAATACAACTACGCTATCCTCTTTAGGTATTTTGCCTCCATTTTCAAAATATTGAGTCATTTTATTATCCCTTCCATCCATCAGCATTGCAGTGACAGAGCCCAATTCATCCTGAAGACTTACTTTCAGGTATTTGTTTTGGTTTCTACTAGTTCTCTTTTCAGCTTCAGAAACCCATCCCACAACTCTAATGTTAGTATTGTTTTCGGTTGCCCTAAATTCCAAACTGCTAGTAAATCGTTTGTCGTCCGAATCTTTAAAGATATCTCGAATATTATAAGAGTAGCTATAGCCTAAAAGTTTCTTTTCAAAAAACCAGTTTGCAAATTTTTGGTGCTTAACATTTTTTTCATAAATTTCTTTGTATGGTTCGTATTTCTTTTTAAATGTTTCAAATCTTTTGGCGGTCATTATTTTCTTGTTGTCGTCTCCCACCATGTCTTTTGAGACAACCTCTTTGATCGAATGAAGGATGTCGTAGTTATAAATAGATCCAATATTAACAAACTGTATCTTTTCTCTATCAGTCAGAATATTGAATGTCTGAGCCTCTAGAACTAGCCTACATCTATCGCTAGATAGACTGTCTAGCGCCCCAGCTTGTATTAATGCTGACAAAGCTCCAATATTCAATCCAGATTCTTTTGCGGCAATAAATAAATCATATTTATTTGAAAAGCTATTCTGCCTAAAATCAATTAGCGACTCTAGCACTTTTGTTGATATGCCCTTAATTGAATTCAGGCCATATCTTATATCTCTGTTTTCAATTTTAAAATCAGAGTCAGACTTTATCAAATCTGGAGCTAAAAGCCTCATATCAAAATAAATTAGTTCTTTTGATATTTTTGAAATCTCTTCGTGGGGATCTGGTTCGTATTGAGTAGATTTAAGCAAGCTTAAGAAGAATTCTTTTGGGTAGTTAAATTTCAAATAAACAGTCCAAGCAGCTAGAATGGCATAAGATATTGAGTGCGATTTGTTGAAGGAGTAATTCGCACTATCTTCGGCAACTTTCCAAAGCACATTGCCAATCTCTTCAGTTAAATTATTTTCCTTAATCTTGTCCTCAATCTTTTGCTTCCAAGCTTCAATTTGATCGACTTTCTTTTTGCCAACAATTCTTCTTAATTGCTCAGATTCATCCAATGTGAATCCAACCTTGACCGCCATTTTCATCAACTGTTCTTGATATAGTGGAATTCCTCCAGTGTAAGAAAGTTCTTCGTCAAAGAATGGATTAACGCTTTGAAAGTTTCCACTCTCAATATAAGTTGCATAGTTCTGTAAAAACTCTAAAGCACCTGGACGAGCGATTGCTACTACATCCGAAAGCTCTTCAAGGTTTCTTGGTTTAACCTTTTGGCATACCCTAAAGTTTGTATCTGCTTCGATCTGAAACAACCCCTGTGGATTATGAAGATCTTTTAAATAATCATAGATTAAATTTGAAGACAGATCAATCTCCGTCAAATTAATTCCAGTTTGCTTACAAACATCCTGCAGAACGGAAAGAGTACGTAATCCAAGAATATCAAACTTAACTGTTAGTTCTGAGACATTGTTCATGTCGTATCCAGAAACTAAATCGCCATCTCCAGTTTTTTGAACTGGCATTAACTCTGTTAATTCGTCATGAGAAATTGCAATACCAGACGGATGAACTCCAGTATTTTTATTTAAGTTTTCTAGTTTTCTAGCAATCTCATAAACTTTTGGATGCTCATTGCAAAATTCTCTAAACTTATCGCTCTCTTGAAAGGCTTGAGTTAGCGGAGCTACCTTGCCAAACTTTTTCGGAATAGATTCACTGATTTCATTTACTTTTGATTCTTCTAATTCTCCTACGATTTTGCCACATTCTTTAATACAGAGCTTTCCGCTCAATGTATTCATCGTAAGAATTTTGCACGTTTTACCTTTAAATTTGTTTTCGATGTATTGGATGACTTCTTTTCTTCTTTCATACGCAATATCATTATCGACGTCTGCCAGCAGAGAACCATCAAGATAAACAATATTGTTATCAATGATCTTTCTTGCGCGGCTTTTAGAAACAAATCTTTCAAAGAATAGTCCATATTTAATAGGGTCTACTTTAGTTACACCAATAAGATATAAAATCAAACTTCCTGCTGCACTTCCTCTACCAGCTCCAGTAGGAATTTCATTCTCATGGCAATAATTTAATATGTCCCAGTTTAATAAAATATAATCAATAAATCCAAGCTCTTCAAGAATAGTCAGTTCAGTTTTTGCCCTATCAAGGTATTCTTGTTTATTTTCTAGCAAATCAATCTTCTTGTCTTTTACTCCCTTGAAAGCCAAGCGTCTTAAAAAGTCATAGTTCGATATTGAGTTTGGAGCGCTCAACATCTTGTAGTACTTATCTTCAATTTTAATTTTCGGCAAAAGAACTCCAGCAGCAGTTGGAGATTTATATTTTTGAAAATCAGAGAACATTTAAATATTGATTTCTTGTATTTGTTTTAAAAAGATTTTGAATGTCATTTCAATGTCATAAAGAGCATTGTGCAACTTCAACGGATCGTGTTCAATTTCATACTGCTTAAGCAGTGCAGCTTGACTTGTTTTAATTTTTTTATCTCTATGAGATATGTACTTATACTGAGTTAAAATATCGCTCTTGTCAATATCCTTATTGCCCATTGCAATAGACATTGCTAAAGCTCTTGTGTCCAAAATTCTATGCACGTATGAATAGTCAGGATCTAATCCGCAGCATTTGCGCAGTATATTTAAAATATAAACATCAAAATTAAGTAAGTTTTGTCCGACAATAATATAGCTTGGATCAGTTATAACTGACCACAAATCTAACAAAACTTTCTTTGGATCTTCTGCTTTAGATTCGTAATCAAATTGATTGAATCCAGTTATTCTTGCAGCGTCAGGACTTACATTTAAATTTGACCATTTAACAAATCTATCATTTTTAGATTTGATATTCTTTCCTTGAGCTGCAATCCAAGATACTTGCCAAGGTCTTGAGGAAATTAAATTTAATCCCTCAGTCTCGGTATCAAGAATTAAATATTTTTGATCGAATTTAAACCGTAGCAAGTCTTCCATATTTTTTACTTTCTTCTAAATAACTTTCCCAACAAAACTCGTCAGATCCAAAGTGATTTAAATTTGGACTTGATAATGAAGTTTCTTTTCCGAAGGATCTATTAGTTAAGCATTTGTAAGTTTGAAATGCAAAAACATCTTTTTTATTTTTATAAAGAATTGTTTTTACTAAAGTTGGATTTTTTTCTATTTCGAGGATTCGTCTTTCGAGCAACGAATCAAAAGGTAAATGATTACGCTCAACGAAATAGTGTGGGTTAGTGAAAACAAAATTAGGCAAACAAGTTCCAAATCCAAAGCTGTTATTGTGGATATAAGAATCATAGAATGGAATCGTTAATCTAAGAGAGCTTTCGTCCCAAAGTTCCATTAATATTTTACAGTCAACAAATCCAGAATGGTCGCAAAATGCTTTTGAATAAATTTTATTTAACAATTTACACCCGTTGTCATTTTTAGCAAAGACGATGATCTTATGTTTTGACTGTTCTTTCTTCTCGTCAAGAACGTCATTACAGCAATTTAGTCTTAAACCATAAATCAAATGAATATTTAAATTCTTTGTCGCTTTATGGGCTTCTAAAAAGCCAATCATCGAATCTTCAACGAGAACAATTTGATTTAGATTGTTATCTTTTGCGATTTGCAAAATAGAATCTGCTCCATCTTCATCTGGACAAGATTCTGGCAAATCTAATGTCAGTATGCTTTTCCCTATGGAGAAGTTTGACTTAAATACTGGTATCATGAATTCAGTATGGACTATTGAATCCGAATGTCAACGCTTTTTATGAGCGGGACAGCCTTCATACTTAAAAAGAAAAAATTCATGTTCTGGATATTTTTTTTCATATTCTTTTTTTTCTTTAGTGAAGCATGAATCTACAATCTTTCCATCTTTTTTAATTTGATAAAAATCAAATGCAAATTTAGCTGGGCAAAACCACTTGGGAGATCCGTCTACCTTTTTTTCGTCCGCTGATTTTGCATATCCGCATAGCAGTGGTCCGCCAAAAGAATTGTCTTTTGGAAAGTCGGCTTTTGCTGCAAAATTTTTCATTGCAATTTTTTCATTAAAGTTATCTAAATATTTTTGGATTGATGTTAACTGATACTCAAAACCTCTTAGTTCGGCATCTGATACTGACGGCATTTTTATGACACCTTTATCTGGCGAAAATTTTAAAAAAACAAATTCACTATAAATTTTCTTTAATTTAGGGAAAAGTTTTTTTACTGCCAATGTATACATTAAATCTTGCAAATTATCTTCCAGATCTTTTCCTTTAAATACGTCTTTACTCGATTTGAAATCTCTAATAATTGCTTTTTCATTTTTAATAAAAAGTTTATCTATAAATCCTTTTGTCTTATAAGATACTTGTCCGTCGTCTATATCAAAATCAAAATCTCTTTCTGAGAAAGCTTCATCTATCTCACCCATCGACTCAGCAAAAAAATCATAGTTCAATCCATTAAGAGTCATTTTTTTAATCAAATCCATGTTTTCTTGGTCGTCAACATTTGAATTTTTTGCTTCTGTCAAGATAAGTTTTTTAACTTTTGCACTCGCAAAAACATCTTGTTTTTCTATGATTTTATCGTAGTTCTTTTTTTCTTTTGGATCTCCAAGTAGTTCAAAAACTAAATGGCATATCGTTCCTCTTTTTGCTCCATCATTACTTTTGTCTGGAGCTTTAAGCACATACTTAAACCAGTAAAGCCAACTACAAGATTGAGCAGTCTTGATTCTGCTTGCGGATAGCGTTACTCGTTCAGACATTTTTTATAAAATTTTGCTAACTTTGTTTTGTTGAATTCTGATTCATTTTTCTTTATGAACTCTAGGATATCTTTAATCGATAAAGATTCTCTTTTGTTCCATTCACAAAATAAAAGTGAATTTTCTGACTGCTGCATCTCTCCAAAATCATTTAGCATTGGAGGCTTTATCTTTAAAATGTCAAAATCAAAATAAGAAGATAATTTAATGAACGCTTTGATTGAAGAAATTAAACCTCTATTTTTTTCACTCGAAGAATCATTGTTGTTTGAAATATAGATGGATTTTAAATTTTTAGAAATAAGGAAATTTATCAAGGCATTGCTGCAGTCCAATCCAAACATCACAAGATTATTGTGATAACCATTTTGCGATAATGCCATGCTATCGCCAATACTTTCAACAAGTATCACCTCGTCGTTTATTTCTGGAAAATTCGGAATGCAAGCTGGATAGACCCAATTATTTTTAGATCCGATATGTTTCCATTTTGGAACGTCCTTGTCTTCGTCAAGTCTTCTTCCGCTAAAGCCACAGATTTGATTATCTGAATTATAAATAGGAAAAACAATTCTCCTATACATTCTTCCAGCAGAGGCTAAACCGCATTTATACATCAATTGCGTGGACTCCGAAATACCACGCTTTTCATAAAAAGCATAATTTGGAAAAAGCTTCTTCAAACATTCATCTGGATATACTTTTTCCATTTCTAATTTTTCTTTAGGTTCTTCAGCTTTATAGTCAGCATAATCTTCTACGTATTTCTTAACCACTGAATAATCAGTAGTATTTAATGTTAATTCAACAAGTTTTTTAAATGGCATTGCGCCCTTGTTTGCTACGAAATCTTTCCATACTCCAGTATCTTTATAGATCATTACTGAGGTTGGATTATCTCCACCTCTATAAATAGCTTTCGTTCTCCAGTGATTTCCGAAATCAGAAAGCTCATAACCCAATTCAACTAACGATGAATAAATTTTAGAGTTCATTGAAATCTGGTATTCTGCCATTAAATTCTGATTCGTCTAAATCTTCTCTGCCGTTTAAAAATTGCACGACATCTCTCAAGTCGCCCTTTTCTGTTATAGCAAAGTTTTTAAATTCTAGATTAATAAAATTATTTCTCAAAGTATCGCCAAGTAAAACTGGCTCTAATGCTCCTACCAAGTCTGAACCCAAATGTCTAGCTTTAATATTAATTAACTTATGAGTTCCAAACTGACTAGCTTCTTGTTGGATTTCATCAGTGGTCTTCTTTCTCAAAATAAACATGTGAGAGCAGAATTGAATAATCCTATCTGATAAAGAAACAATGCTTTCATCATCAACGATATTCTGAGAGTTTCTATTGTTTGTGATTCCACTGCGATTACTTTGAACTGATGTAATCATTGGAATGATTGGCTTGCCATCAATAAGCATTTCTTTCTGAATGCATTTTTTAAATTTGTCCACCATCTCGCCAACTACTTGCCATTCATTTTTGTCACTTTTTTCAGAAGTAGTTTTGATATAGTCAAAACTAAAAATCATTTTATTTCCTCTGCCAACTTGAGAAAAATAAAACCTTTTCAAAGTGTTAATCATTGAGTCAACATCCATTCCACCCACGTTATAGTAAAAGAATTTCATCTTCTTTACTTTTGGCCAAACCGACCTAACCTTTTGGACAACTGCCTCTCCGCACTGTCTCCACTGTCCGTTCTCCAACAAATGCATTGGAACTCCAGACAATGCCGTGCATTGGCGCATCATTAATTCTTCCTTGCTCATTTCGCCATTATCAAAATGCAAAACTGGTATATCATATTGCGCGGCAACTTTAGTTGAGTAGTCCATGCAGAATTGAGTTTTGCCAACTCCAGACCTCGCTACAATAACAGTTATATTGCCTGGTCTGAGAAGAGATCCATAAATATCATTAACCTTCTTATGCGGTCCCATTAGACCAAATTCCTTAATCGGATTATTGCCCCTCTCCTCAATGAGATACTCCATATCTTCGTAGATATTCTCTGGAGTATCAGCACCAATTTCGTAATGATTTATTTTTGAATTATAGATTTTATCAGCAGTATTGACAATATCCAGATAAGAGCTTTCTGGAGCCATTGTCTTCATCTTCCTTCCTACATCAAGAGAAGATTCATAAATTTCTCTGCGAATTGTGTACTTCTTGAGTTCTTTAGCGGCCTTAACAGTGCTCGATTCTGACACCTTCCTCATTCCCAATGAGCGAATATAGTCAGCTACATTAATATTGTCCTCAAAAGACAAGCCCAGAGATTGTATTCTCTGGGCGATAATAACGTCATCAACGTCCTCGGCATTTTCGATAGCCTGTTTTATGACAGTGAAGATCGTCTTATTTAAGACGGAATCTTCAGAGTAAAAATCTCTCTCACTAACGAAAGAGCAAATGTCTATGAAAGAGTTGGGATTTTTAATCAAGCCAGCTAAAAGCTGTTTTTCTAGTTCGTAAGAATAGATCATGCCGAATGATAGCATGACAATGATGCTTGTCAATCCTCTTCTTCATCTTCGCCATCATTATTCTCAAATGCATCTCCTTGAAATTCAATTCCATGCAATTCAGCATTGTCGTTCATAAAAATCTCTAAAAATTTAGTTAGAGCAAATTCTGTAGCTTGACAATCAAATTTTTGTTTAATTTGACCATTTCCATCCTCATCTATATAGCAAATAATATAGCCTTTATTTTTGTTTTCCGAACCAGTTAATTCATACAAGGTATTCAAAAAATTCTCTGGAATTTCAAATTTATTGAATTTTACCTTCTTTTTGGCCATATTTTTATTTACACTATAAATAAACTCCAAGGTTTTCAAAAAATTCTTTACTCAGCTCATCTTTTGGAAAAATCTCTATGAGTTGAATTTGATTTAATTCACAAAATTCTATCTTCTTAACATCTCTTTTTATCTGTTTTAAATAACTTCCTCTAGTACTATGAAAGAAGGGGACAAACTTAAAGTGCTGATCTCCCTGTACTTCAATTGCTATTCTTTTATTTGCATTATAAAAGTCTAACGATAGCCTTGTGCCAGCCACCCTCATTTCCTCAAAAACCACATCTCCTTGCCAATATTTTTTTAAGAATAGCTTGACACCTTGCTGCAATTTACTCCTGCTTTTAGAGTCCCACTTTATGAGTGAGTCTTTTAAATTCTTAACAACCCTATCTTTTCCATCAAGCGTTTTGAATTTCATTGATGGAATTTTTGAAGTAATTAATTAAAAATTTACAGAGATCCGAGTTATCTTCAATGAACTTAAATAATCCTTTTTCTCCAGAGAAGTTTTCGGGTATTTCTATTCCGACTTCCTTAATTAATTCTAAAAACTCTTCTGAAGGCTTTACCCATGCACCGCTTCTAGTCATGAATTCCCAAGCGTAAAGAAGATCTACGATTTCTTTTTCAATCCAAATAGAGTTGCCGTTTTTTCTTCCGTATCTGATTGGATATGGAATTGTTAAGTTTGTTTTCTCATTGGGAGATTTTTTTACAGTAACTTTTGCCCAATGTCCGATTGGAGGATTTTTTTCAAGATCTATTTTTTTATTATTTGGATCTTGAAGGATCATATCGCCATTGAATCTTGGTTCAAATTCTAGAATCCAGTTCGCAAAATGAAGAAGTGCATTGCCTCCAGTTGCAGAAGTTTGTCTGATTGGAGCTTTGGAGTATGGATCTAGTTTAATATCGGCTCGCACTTGCGATATAAAGACCGCCATATGCCCTCTCTTTGCCAAGGCGATAGACATGCGCTTCATGAAGTTTGCAGCGATTACAGCGCCTCCAGCAACTTTATTTGAATCTTCGAATGTTTTATCTAAATCGCATTTAGAAATAAGACCATCTACAGCATCAAGAAGAAAGTAATATTTAATCCCTTCTTGATTATTTGCTACTAAAGATCTCATTGCATCTACAACGGTTTCATAGATATTACTTTCAAAAACAAAACAAGTTCCAGCATTCCAATCGTCAGCATTTGAAACAAAAGCAACTCCAGACCTTTCTTTCATTTCTGGAGAAAGTCTACCTTCAGCTTTAATATAAAAACCCTTAGCATTTGGAACTGTTTTTAAAAAGTTCCTCATTACCTCTAATGCTTGAGAGGTTTTACCACCCTCATTAATTCCGCAAAATCTGTGAAGACCTGGACCAAATCCACCATTCATATGCAGATCTAACTGAAGAGATCCGCTTGAAACCTTATAAGAAAAATCCTCTTCAAAATTAAAGTGATCTTCTTTGTTTGTCTTCAAGAAATTAGATAGAATTTCATTTGAAGTAATAATTTTTTCGTCTTTTTTAGCCATTTAAAAAATCTCTAATTGTTTTAACTTTTCTTTTTACGTTTAAATCTTGACCGTGTTTTACTATGTCGATTTTATAAGTTTCATACTTGGAAAAATCAATTTCATAATTGAAATTTCTGAACTTTCTATCTAGTTCCAATTTGAACGCCTCACATATAATAACTGCCATGCTATCAAATTTTTTAGCAAAATTAAGTTTAAACACAAACTCTTCTGAATACCTTTCTATTAAGGAATTCAACATCTTCATTTCGCGAGAATAAAAATCCCTAGATGCGGATCTAGGGATTTCTAAGAACTTCTTGAGCAAATTTCTTTTGTTCAATTTTTTTGCCATGAGGCATTATATCATGACGATAAATCGTTGTCTACCATTTTTTCCACTAATTTTTGAAACGATGTTTCTGGTTTCCATCCAAGCTCTTCTCTTGCTGGGGTTGAGTCACCAAGAAGCAAGTCAACTTCTGCGGGCCTGTAGAACTGAGGATCTATCTCCATTAAAATGGAACTTTTAATTCCAGAAATATCAATATAATAATTAGGAATAATATATTTTTTATTTCCGCTTTCTCCCGCCCACTCTCCAACAATCCCGACATGCTTGAATGCCAACTCAACAAATTCTTTAATTGTGTGAGTTTCATTGGAGGAAAGCACGTAGTCTTTTGGTTTTTCCTGATTAAGCATTAGCCATACTCCACGAACAAAGTCTTCTGCATCGCTCCAATCTCTTTGAGAAAGAATGTTTCCAAGTCTTAGTGGTTCGAATGATTTACCTTCTTTAATTGCCTTGCTTATTCTAGCTACATTTTTTGTGATTTTTCTAGTTACAAATTCTTCTCCTCTACGAACACCTTCATGATTAAATAAGATTCCTTGAACTGCAAAAATATTATAGGATTCTCTGTATACTTTTACTAAATGATGAGCAGTGCATTTGGAGACTCCATATGGAGATCTTGGCTTAAATGGATGTTTGATATCTTGTGGCGCATAATCTACATCTCCAAATTGCTCAGAACTTCCAGCATTATAAAATTTAGTATCTGGCTTGATATTTTTAATTGCCTCAAGGCAATGCAAAACGCCCATTGCGTTTGTTTGCATGTGATTTACTGGCATCTTCCAGCTATTTCCAACAAAAGAATTAGCTGCAAAATTAATAAAATAATCTGGTAGTATTTCAGCAAATACATTGCTGATACTTTCTGGATCTGTAATATCCATTTCAATCACTTTAAATCTTGGGTTTGATTTTAAATGCTGAATATTACAATGATTTGGTACGCTCAATCTCCTATGAGCACCGTATACTTCTATATCTTCATATTTACATAAAAGATATTCCGCCATCAAACTTCCATCTTGGCCAGTTACTCCTGTAATTAATACTTTTTTCATTTTTTATTTTTTTATAAATGAACCCCATAAATTCTTTTTACCCATTTCGTAATAATAGGGCTCAAGATTATTTTGTCGAATGGATAATGAAATTGAATTTAAATCACTTTCTGCTGGAGTTGGCCAACCAGTTTCTTGTTGAATTAATTTATATTCTTCTTCATTGTCGCAGTAGTCATGTAGCATAATAACGTCATTAGGCTTTAAAAATTTAGAAAATAAATTAAATTCAGTATTTTTATCTCCACCATCGCATAGAAGTAGGCATTGTTTTTTATCTAAAAGTAAATTTTTTACAATTTGCATAATATTTTCACTAAATATATTTCCTATAATTAAATCGCCATCAAGGTCTGTTTTTTTAAAAAGTGGAATATGTTCATAAATTTCAAAAGAATAAATTTTTGAATTTATTTTTTTATTATCATTTAACCATAATGTCAATCCCCCTCTGTTCGTTCCAATCTCCAGAATTGTTTCGAAATTATTTTCAGAAATAATTTTTTTTAAAAAATCTAAAGTAGATGGAAGTTGCGCGGTTAGTATGTTTTTATAATTTATGAAATATTTCATTGTGTTTATTTTTTAGTTTAAGTTAAAGTCAGATATTAAATTATCTATGATTTGTTGTATGTTTTCTTTAGGAAGAAATCCTAACTTTCTTATTTTTGATATATCTAAATGCATTGATTCAGTTTGAACTATTTTGTGAAAATTAGTTGGCTCCATATTTTTTATATTGCTAGTCGATTTTAATTTCTTGTAAGCGTAATTTATTGCATCGCAAAATAAAACTGGAACTCCAGTTGATAAATTATAAATTTGTTTATTTTCTCCATTTTTTATTAAAAAATTTAATCCTTCAACCGTATCATTTATACTTATAAAATCTCTATAAAATTTTCCATCATTGTATAATGATATTTCAGAATTATTTTTTAACTCATTTAATAAAAAATGAAATGCATTTTTCTTTTTTGATGCTTTTTTATCCCTTCCACCAATTACGTTTCCCAATCTAATTATTGTATAGTCAATATTAAATGTATTACAAAATGATTCTACAAGCATTTCTGCAGCATATTTTGTTATAGAATAAAATCCCTTTGGATTGCAATTTGAATCTTCTCTTGCTGGTAAATCAACATTTCCATAAACATACCAAGAACTAATGAAATTAAATTTAATATTTTTATTTTTGCAATTTTCTAGAACTTTCATCAAATAAATCAAATTTGTATCAATATCCAACGTGCTACTAGTAAAAATATTATAATTATCTACTGTACTTATAAGATATAATAAAGTATCGCTTTTTGGAAAAAAATCATTTTTTTCAATTTCAATAATGTCTTTTTTATATTTTTTGCAAAATTCAGATCCTATAAATCCAGTTGATCCAAAAACCGATATTTTACTATTCATATTTAAATTTTTTTATAACCTCCTCAATATAAGAGAAAATATTTTCATTATAATGTGGGGCTGCACCTATAAAGAAAACTTTTCCTAAAACTTTATTCGCTTCTACATATTTCTTATAGTCATCCAGAAAACTATATCCAGAATGCATTAATATATTGCCAGCAAAATAATTTCTTGTTTGTATTTTATTTTCTTCTAAATGTTTAACTAACTTATTTTTTAAATTAGAATCTTCGCAAATAAAAGGAGTTCCAAACCAACAAGGGTCAGCTTTATCTAAAATATTTGGAGTTTTTAAACCTTTAATATTATTTAAAAAAATATCTGTCAAAGTATTTTTTGAAATTTTCCTTTTGATTTCTATTTCTTCGATTTTTTTAAGTTGCTCGCAACCAATTGCTCCCTGTAGATCCAATGGTTTTAAATTAAAACCCATTTGAGAGAAAACATATTTATGATCCACGATTTGATCATGACTTTCTAACCATTTATCGAATCTATTGCCACAAGTTCCACACGAAAGTAAATTTGCAGAACCAACACAATAACAATCTCTTCCCCACCAACTAAGACTTACAAATAATTTTTTTAATTCTAAATCATTGGTACAAACCATTCCACCTTCTCCAGTAGAAATATGGTGTGCAGGATAAAATGAATTAGAATAAGCTACATAATACTCATTTAAATATTTTCCATTCCATTTGCTGCCCAAACTATCGCAATTATCACCAATTAATTTTATATTATATTTTTCACATAATTCAATCAACTTTTCCATATCTGGAGGATTGCCCAGTACTGGAGAAACAAAAATTGCCTTTGTTTTGCTTGTTATTTTTTCTTCAATTTTATTTGTATCAAAATTTAAAGTTTCCCATTCTATATCTACAAAAACTGGTTTTAATTTATTTTGATGTATAACGGATATCGTAGTTGCAAAACCAACTGGAGATACAATAATTTCATCTTCATCTTCCCATAGGAATCTCTTTTTTAATGCGGCAATTAAAATTAAATTTGCGGAACTCCCAGAGTTAACCATATGAGAATATTTTGTATTAAACTTTTTGGAAAACTCAATTTCAAATTTATTAACTTTTTCTCCAGCGGTTACCCATTTACCAGTTAATAAAGAAGAAATTGACGCCTCCAACTCCCTTTCGTCCCAATAGGGTCCAGAATAATATACTGTACTTTTTTGCGGTATAAAATTTTTAGAATTATAAATATATGGAGGATTAAAATTTGAAACTAATTCAGATATCATTTCTTTCATTTTATTTATAGATTAAATTAATATGTTATAATTATAATTGTGTACGAAATCGGTTCCATTAAATGGTCTTGAAAATTCTTCTTCTATTTGAGATTTCCAATCTCTATCCGTAGAATGACCCCAGCTCTCAACTTTACTTAGCAGTTTTCTTTTACATTCTTCGTCAGAATTTCCTTTTGCCCAACTAAAATGATGTATCATCGGTTTATTATCTAGTGAATTTATGCTTCTAGCGCATGGATTTTTTAGTAAAGCCCATCTTTCAGATATATTCATTATGTCTTCATTTGTAAGTAAATTTTTATTTACCATAATTGGTCCTTCCTCAAATGTTTTTGCTTGGTAATTTTTGCTTCTAAAGTACCAATAAACATTAAATACATAACAGTTAAATTTCTCGAATCCATTATTTAACCATTTCTTTAATTCAATTCCATCTAATATTTCATCTCCATCCAAATAAAGAACGTATTTATATTTAGAATTATATGTATTATTTAACCTACATGCATTGTGCCAATATTTGAATCTTATTTTTTTATCTGGCATTTGTTTTGAAAAATCTTGAAATTTTAATTCATGAAAATTTATATTTTTTGCAATTTTTTTGCTTTGGTCTATTAAAAATTTATTTTCTTCATCCCCATTAAAAAATTTATCTACATGAGTAAAATGTATATCATCTGTCACAATTTTTGCTTGCTCAATACATTGTTCTAAAAATTCAATATCATTTGATGAATAATTATAAGATATTGAAATCATAAATTAAATTTTCCGTGAAAACCAAAAGAATTTTCTATTGTGTGATTTGGATATTCCGAAATAGAATGTTCAAATGAAAAGTCTAAAGCTGTTTTTATATCAGCAAATTTTATTCCATTTTGCATCATAAAGCCACGTTTGTATTTATCTAAGCATAGAAAGTTATCTTCTGGACAATTATCATATTCTTCATGATATTTTATATATTTTAATTTAGAACTTATTTCTAAAAATTTTTTGCTCCTTAATGAAAATCCACCATTTCCGCATACTCCATGCCAAGGCCAAGGCGCACCAATATAATCAAAATTTAAAAAATTATCATTCCAGAGATGTGGATTTTTTATAAAGCCATCTGAATGTATTAGCAATACAAAATCAGTTTCTATAAAATTGTTTAAGTTTTCTATTGAAAATCTATTATATTCTGTTGCATTATCAATATGAGTAATTAATTTTACATCATCAAAAAAAGGGAAAATATCTAAACAATGATTAAATGTTAATTTAATTTTTTCAATTTCTTTTCCCCACGCAATAGATGAGAGCGTAATTGTTTTTCCGTTTATCATAATTTTAATTTATGCTGTATATATGGATAGTCGAAATCCTCATCATTCATATGTATTTTATGAGCTGGAGCTTGTCCACCTCCCTCTACATACCAATGTTCGTTCCAAAATTCATGATTTCTTTTTAATCTAGAATTAAGGTCTACATATCCAAGATGTACCACAAATGGAGCTTGGTTGCTTTCAAGGATATTAATATCTTTTGTAATTGCAGCTGTCGAAATAAAATTACCTTCTTGATCAACTAAATCGCATCCATCGCTGAGTAGCGTATTTATTGTTCCGTCAGCTTTTCTAGCTGCCTTTTGTGGCGCTCTATATGCTTGACCTTTATGAGCGTATTGTTTATGATTTATGGATTTATAATGATTTAAATCTTTATATAAATCAATAGATGGAACTGCATAACACTGAACTCCATCAAATTTAAGCCTGAAAAACATGGAGTCCCATAGTGGACGCTGCCAAGATGGAATATATTCATCTAAATCTAATTGAACTTTAAATTCGCAATTACACTCTTGAAGAGCTGCATTTTTAATTTTACCATCAAGCCAAGGGTCTTGATAGTCAAAATTTGTTTTTAAAAGTATGCTGCTTTTAGCATTATCCTTTAAAATAGATGATACAGTGTCATAGGTATCATCTTCGGATGTATTTACTGCAATTACTACTTGATCTGCAAATTGACATGACTTACGTAAGCAGTCTTGCCATCCAGTAAAACCATGCTTGTTTAAATTAAATGCTGAATGATATACTGAAATCACTCAGATAATAATTTATTCTTCGACGATTTCTACAGAAGCTAAAGAGGGATCAAGTTTTAATAATTCTTCTTGAGAGAATTCTTCTTCGCCATCCCATTCGTATTCGTCAGCTTGAGCTTTTTTCCAAGCTTCTGGATCTGGACGGTCCTTATCTCCGACTTTAGCGGGCTTGTATTTTTTGCCCATTCTTTTTTTCTTTTCTCTAATATTGTCCCAAAGACCTTTTTTTGCACCCTCAATATCAATCAAATCTTGAACATCGACTTCTTTGCAGCCACAATCGCATTCCTCAGAGGAAGTTATTTTACTAACGGGAGTTTTACTCCACATTTTGCATGACCAATAATTTGCTTTCCATTTTGGCCCAGGGCTTTCGCATCCATGTCTTGATCTATAAGCTTTTCTACGTTCGGGATCGTCACGTTTAATGCTCATGTTTGGATCGCCAAACTTGACCATGACGACATTACCTTTGTCGTTTTTTACATAAACTCCAAACTTCTTCTTGGAGCCAGAAGGAAGTCTAAATGGTTTATTTAAAGTCTTACTTTTTTTTTTATCTTCCGCAGAAGATAATTCAAATTCAGAATCTGAAAACCCAGCTTCAATGCAAGAAAGTTTCGCTAATTGGAATTCAATATCTTGAAAATCTGAAAACTCGTAGTTCTCTGACAAATCTTGATTATTTAAAATATCAGAATCTGCTTTGGCATAAGAAGCTAAAACATTTTGACCAGATGCCATTTTCAAAAATAAGTTAACTCTTGCAAACGCCCACTCATCTTGAGATTTTCCAGGCTTGAAATTTTTAATAGATTCCTGCAATCCCCTTGCATACACTTTCATCAATTGCTCTAAAGAAACTACAAATGGATTATTTTTGCTATTATGGGCTGAAACTTTTTTCATCAAGAAAGCAACTATTTTGCTCTTTTTCTTTGATTTTGCTTCATCTTCCTCCATCTCATCTTCGTTTTCAGACTCTTCGTTTTCGGAATCTTCGTTTTCGGAATCTTCGCCCTCTTCTTCATCTTCACATTCACATTCAGACATTGATTTATTACATTCTGAACATGTTTTTTCGATTTTATCTTCGGCAACAATAGTAGAATCAACTACAGTTGAGTCCTTTGACTTTAAAAGTTCTTTAATTTTGTCAGAAAAATCGAGTTCCATTTGTTGAATAATTACACAGAGAAATTAATTTTTTGAAAAAAAATTATCCTTCACATGATTTACAGCCCAAAATAGATCGAGCTAATTCTTGGGCTGGATTAGCGCTTCTCTGATAATACAGAGATTTGATTCCTTGTTGCCAAGCAAAAATCATTAAATCGCTTACGTCTTTAGGTTTAGTATCTGGAGGAATATGGATATTTAAGGATTGACCTTGATCAATATGCTTTTGTCTCTGTGCGGCTTGAATGATTATTTCTTTTTGAGAAATTTCTCCGAATGTTTTAAATACATCTTTTTGATCTTGAGTCAAGAAATCAAGATGTTGAACGCTTCCCGCTTTCTGGAGAATTGCATCCCATACTTCTATGGTATCTTTCTCTATTGAAGATAGAAATTTTTTAAGGCTTGGATTTTTGTAGGTTGACCTTGTTTTGGCTAAATCTTTAATGAAGTAATTATCCTTTAATGGTTCAATACTTGGTGAAACTTGTCCAAGAATAAAGGAACTCGATGTAGTTGGCGCTACTGCCAATAGAGTAGAATTTCTTCTACCGTATCCTTTTAACAATTCTGGTTCTCCCTTTAACTTTGCTAAATTAACGCTTGCGCTATTTGCTTTTTCTTTTATCGATTTCCATATCTGAGCATTTAACATTTTTGCCTCAAAAGATTCAAATGCAATCATATTGTCTTGAAGATAACTGCTCCAACCAAGACCCCCTAATCCTAGCGCTCTATGGCGTACAGCGAAGTTATGGGCGGCTTCCATATATTTCATGCCTTTTGTTTTAATAATGAATTCTTCCATTACTGTATCAAGGAAGTAAATCATCATCTCTACTGCATCCGTATCTTTCCACTGATTCCACTTAGCCAAATTCATTGAAGACAAGCAGCAAACAAATGATTCGTCTTCATTATTTGGAAGCATTATCTCAGAGCATAGATTGCTATGTTTAATTTTTAAACCTTTATCTTTGTATACTTCTGGAGCTTGATTATTGGCATTATCAGAAAAGAAAATATAAGGATATCCGCTTGCATATTTTTTCTTAATAATTTTGCCCCACAAACTTCTTTTATCTTTGTCTCCATCAATCATTGCCTGCATCCAAGCGTCGGAAATACAAACGCCTATTGATATCTCTTGGATTGGAGATCCTTCGTCTTTAATCTGAAGTAATTCTTCAATATCAGGATGATCTACTGGAAGATATGCTGCAAAACTACCTCTTCTAGTATTACCTTGAGAAATCACGTTAGTGTTCGTTTCGAACATTTTCATGAAATGAACTGCTCCAGAAGTTTCTCCACCGCTTGATATTTTTGCTCCTCTTGGGCGTAAGTTGCCGAAATATCCACTGGTTCCACCCCCCATTTGAGACATTTTGCCAACCTCAGCAGCTTTACCCAAGATGCTATCCATCGTGTCTTCGACACAAGATCCAAAACAAGAGATTGGCAATCCTCTTTTTCTTCCGAAATTAGACCAAACTGGAGAACTTAAAGAGTAAAAGCCAGCCTTTAAATATTCCATGAATTTATCATAGAATTTAATTTCTGGTAAATGCTTTTGAGCCGTATCTGCAATTTGGTGCAATCTATCTTCCGCTGACTCGCCTTCAACTAAATATCCTTTGCTTAGAAAGTTTCTTGACTCTTTGTTTAACCAGTATATTTCTGACATATTAAAATAGATCGTCTTCTGTGAATGATTGGCTGTTTTTTGAATACTCTGTCGGTCTTTTCTTAAAGAAATCTGTAAGTGTATTTGCAAGTAGTTCTTCCTTGAACCAAGAAGTCTTCTCTATAAGACTTTCATCCAAGCTAAAAATTTGTTTAAATCCTATTTCTTTTAATGAGTCGTTTATTCTTGACTTTACGAACTCTTTTAAAATTGCAGCACTCAAGTTTTCTTCTTGAATCCCATTGACCATCCAATCAATAATTTTAGATTCTGCAATAAAAGCTTGTTCTGCTTCTTCTAGAATTTTTGCCTCTAGATCATGATCGAATAATTCTGGGTATTCTTCTCTGATTGTATTCACCAACTTCATTCCGACCATTGCATGGATCGTTTCTTCATTTCTAGTGTACTTTACCTGAGTATCTGTATCAGGCAAGACATTTTTGAAACGATTGAACCAATTGACCACATAGAACTGAGAAAACAAAGATACATTTTCTACAAACAAAGTAAAGAGGATCAAAGCGTAGAGGTATTGCTTTTTACTATCCTTGTAGAATTTATGAGTGTACTTTTTAAGGTACTTAACCCTTCCTTGAATCCACTCAAGTTTCAAATTTTGTTCGAAAATGTCTTCTAAACCTAGAACAGAAAGTAAACGTTCGTAAGCATCATTATGAATGACCTCTACATTTGCCATTACATAACCAAGATCAGCAAGTGATGGGTGAGGTAAATTTTCTCCAAGTTTAGCCCAAAATGATTTTACTGCCACTTCTATTTGACCGATAGCAGAAAGAGTGCGAACAACAATTTCTCTTTCCTTGTCTGTCAGGACAGACTTAAAGTCTTGAACGTCTGCTGTAAACGTAAAAACTTTATCCGTCCAAAAACCATTATGCATTGCCTGTTTAGCCTCTTCTGTCCAAGGATGGAAATTTGGTTTTCTGGAGATTTGTTCGTTGAAAATCATAGCTGTATAGATTTTACACGAAAGTATTTATAGGTCAATACTCATTTAACAAAAAGTGCAACTTTAAAAAAATATGCTTGACAAAATGAAAAATGCATCTTTATAATTAAAGACGTTGAAGGGAAGATTTGTTTTCGTCGCTTTGCTCCGAACGATTTTCACTTCGTAAAAATCGTAAATTTAATTTGACTTTTATTTTAAAATCATTATTCTTTTTCAAGTGATAAGAGAAATTACAGATGGACTATATTTTTTTGTATGTCAAACTGCAACATGGCAAACAATAGTTCTTGCAGAAGACGAAGCATCTGCTGCCACAAGAGCTGTGGAACAAGTCATGGAACATTCACAAAAAAAAGCATTGGCAGCACTGATTTTAGTAAAAAAAATATCTGAAGACTTAACAGAAGGACTTTTTGAAAGTAAAACTTTTTTTACACCTATGATTTTAGCTGATGCTGGATTTCATAATGAGGCTATAAAATTAATAGAATTTTTAGAAAAGACAAAAAATGACGAATAAAAATAAAATTTTCATTAAAAAAGATTTCAAACTTCAAGAAAAAAATTGGCCGAGAGATATCGGCTTTGATGTAAAGGCGATTAAAGATCCAGAAATCAAAGGAACAAAGTATATTGATGGACTATATTCAAGCGTAGAATATATTGAGTATGATACTGGTGTATGCTTGGATACAATTCAAAGAAATACTGAAGAAGATATTTTTACTTTAGTTTTTCCAAGATCTAGCATAAGTAAGAAAAATTTAATTTTAGCAAACTCAATTGGTTTAATTGATCCCGAATGGAGAGATTCTATCAAGTGCAGATTTAAGTATTTGCCGCAGCCAGAAGATTTTGTTTTTATCGAATCCAAATGTTATATTCGTTTGAATCTTGAAAAGATTTATAAGATTGGAGATAAAATTTGCCAATTAGTTTTTCTTAAAAAAGAAAAAATTGACATTCAATATGTTGATCAATTAGCCGAAACTGGAAGAGGCGGATTTGGTAGCACTGGAGAATAAAATGATAATTGGAATTTCTGGATACGCAAGAAGCGGCAAAGATACATTCGGTTTATCTTTACAAAGGATATTGAAGACTTATAAAATTAATTCTGAATTAATTGCTTTTGCAAATGTGCTAAAGGAAGATCTTAATGATTTTTTGCTAGATAAATTTAATATTTCCGCGTTCACAAAAAATGATTCTGAAAAATTCTTAATAAGACCGATGCTAGTTGCATATGGAGAGTCAAAAAGAAATCAAAGTCCGAATTACTGGATAGATCAAATTGAAGAAAAAACAAAAAATAAACTAATAATAATTACTGACGTTCGTTATGAAAACGAAGCCAAATGGATTATTGATAATGGTGGTTTTTTAATTCATTTAAATCGCCAAAGAGAAGATGGTTCCTATATAGAAGCTCCAAATCCTCAAGAAGCAGAAAATAATCCAAAGGTTGCAAATTTAGCATCCTTAAAAATTGTTTGGCAAACAATAGAAACTAATGGGTCGGTAGACGAAAGCACAATAGATCAAATTGTAGAATCCTTTATTTGCAGTTGTGAAGATTTAACTGAGAAACTGCAAGCATGGAAAACGACATAGATTTAATAGAAAAAGTTCAAAAAGATAATGACCAAAACAGTTTATCTAAACTGATTGAAAGACATTCTGGAATTTATTTAGAAATGGTAAATTCCGTTATACCAAATAATTGCACGTTCTTGGATAAAAATGATTTAATTGAAGATAAAAACTATTCAATATATAAAGCAGTACTAGCATTTGATCCAAATAAAAAAGCAAAGTTTTCAACATATCTCGGAAATGAAACAAGGTGGAGATGTTTAAATCTTTTTAATAGAGGCGTAAAATATCAATACGTAGATATTGAAGACTATAAAGAAGATAATAAATTTTCAGAACCAGATAAAATTGAAGAAATTTCTTGCAATGAAATTTTAGATAAGATATTCTCGATAGCGCTTGTTCATCCAGACAAAAGAGTTTTTAAAATTCTTAATTTGCGCTACAATGTTGGTAGTGGAAATAAATTAATGTCTTGGAAAAATGTAGCAAAAGAAGTAAATGTCAGCATACAAGGATGTATTAATATCCACAATAGATTCTTGGAAGAAATCAAAAAAGAAGTAAATTATGTATAATAAAGTAATATTAATTGGCAATGTAGTTAAAGACGTAGAAACAAAAGAACTCGCATCCTCTTCTGTTTCTAAGATTAGATTAGCAGTAGATGATCCATTCAGGGAAAAGAACACTGTATATATCGATTGCGAGGCGTGGGGAGATCAATCTACATTCGCTCAAAAATGGCTAAAGAAAGGTTCTGGAATTATTGTTGATGGAAGACTATGTATGGATTCTTGGGATAAGGATGGCAAGAAAGAAACTAAACTTTTTGTGAAAGCTCAAGATATTAGATTTTCTAATGTCGGTCCGAAGTCCGAAAAATCAGAACAAGCTTCTGCAAAACAGGAAACTAAAGCAACAAAATCAAAATCAGTCGAAGACGATTCCGAAGTACCATTTTAATTATGGATTTAATAGTAGAAGCCCCACTTAATTCGTTAAGTTTTGGAAATGTCTCTTACAATATACTAAGAGAACTTTTTAAAGCTGGACGCAAGATCGCTTACTTTCCAATTGGAGAACCTGATTTATCTGCAATGCAGCCAACGCAGGAATTCATGCAATGGCTTAACGAAGCTGGAGGTAGGCGTCATGAAGCATTAACAAAGAATCTAAAAACATTAAAGCTTTGGCATTTAAATGGATCTGATTCCCTGCGTTCAAGAGAACAATATCTTTTGACTTTTTATGAAAGCAATAAGCCAACAGAAATTGAAAAAACAATTGCTGGAATGCAAGACAAGACAATCTTTTCCTCAAAACATGCTTCAGATTTATTCGGAACTCAAGATACGTTTAAACTTGGCTTTGATGAAGATTTTCATATTACTGGCAAGAAATATTTAGAAAATGTTATTCACTTCGGCATTTTTGGAAAGTTTGAAAAGCGAAAGCATACTGAAAAGTTAATTAAAACTTGGCTTAAAAAATACGGAAATAACAATAAGTATTTACTTTCTTGTTGCGTAACAAATCCATTTGTTAAGCCAGAGCAAATGCAGCAGATTATTGCTTCATGTTTAGAAGGAAAGCATTACTCAAATATTAATTTTATTCCTTGGCTAAAGACAAACAAGGAAATGAATGAGGTATTGAATGCGATTGATATTGATTTGACTGGGATGAGTGGTGGAGAAGGCTGGAATCTGCCAGCATTCAACGCTACGTGCCTCGGCAAGTGGAGTATCGTTCTTGATGGTACTGCCCATAAGGAATGGGCTAATGAAGATAATTGCATTCTCGTCAAACCAAATGGAGAGCAAGATTCAGAAGATGGAATATTCTTTAAAAATGGAGGTCCATTTAATCAAGGAACGTTCTTAACTTTTGATGAGCAAGATCTGATTTCAGCAATGGAAATTGCTGAGACAAAAGTGGGACAGATTAATTCTCATGGCTCATTACTGGGACAAACTTTCACATATAAGCGTGCCACCGATGAGATTTTAAGTTTAATTGGGCTGGCATAGCATATGCTTAATTAAAATTATATGTACTTAACAGACGAATTAATTAATCAAGCATTTGGTTTAAAAACTAATTTAAATTCAAACTCATTATCCACATTAGCAAATCAAGGATATGTCGATGAAAATGGTTTCTCTAAAATTAAATTCAGAGTACCTGGATATGAGAAATCTGAAATTAAATTAAGTGTAGATAAAGGTCATTACGGTAAAAAAATTCTAAATATCAGAGCTGAAAATAAAGAATTTGGCATTCTGAAAATTTCAGAAACTTTGAGTTCGACCGTGGATGAATCTTCAATCAAAGCTTCATTAAAAAATGGTATTTTAACAATTAGTTGCAATACTAATAATAAAACTATCCAAATTGATCTTGATTGATCAATCCAAAAAAAACAAAAAATAAGAAACCCGTCGAAATCGACGGGTTTTCTTTTTATAATAACTATGCCATTATATCTTTATCAAAATGAAAAGACTGGAGAAATTAGAGAAGTTCTTCAATCAATGAACGAACTCCATGAGTATAGTGGAGAAAAAGGAAATGAAAAAAATTGGAAAAGAATTTTTACAATACCTCAAGCATCAATTGATACAAAGCAAGATCCATTTAGCGCAAATGATTTTTTAGATAGAACTAAATCAAAAAAAGGCACATATGGAAATATGATGGATTATAGTAAAGAGTTAAGCGAAAAAAGAGCTTCAGTAATGGGTGGCGTAGATCCAATCAAGCAGAATTACTATAAAGAATATAGTAAAAATAGAAGAGGCGCAAAACATCCAGATACAATCAAAAGATCATTTGAGAATAAGCATGTCAAAGTTGATCTTTAGATTAAAGTTCTAATATAGCTTAAATCTCCATCGGAAGATCCCTTTGGAAGGATCTTGTCTCCATTACTAGCTCTAATGACATCATACACAAGGTCATTATTTTTTAAATTAATTGATTTTATTATTAATCCATTTGTTTCATTTGATTCAAAAGAAGCATTCATTGAATATATAATTTGTCCATTTACATCGACATTGTATGAGAAATTTTCTAAATATAAATTTTGAATAATAATTTCAGAATAATCAGAACTTAAAGATGAAGAATCTCCAATTGCAATTTTTAAAGAAAATGTCGAATCGCTTTGCAAAAATTGAGATAATGTTTTTTTATTAAAATTATCTGTCATTCCAGATAATTGAAGCCTACCTACAATTGGATACAAAAACTCTCTATCTACTGGCTTATTAGTCTTATTAAAGTAGAAATTTTGAGTTCTTGAAAAATCAACTGAGATGCTAATACTCTGAATTAAACCAGTTAAAAAATCGGAAATATCCGTAAATGGTAAATTTAAAGATTGAATCGATGAAGCATCTAAAGAAAAATTTGAAACTTGATACGTGACATTTTTAGATAAATTTGTTGAAGTTCTATCTCGTAAGGACTCAATTTGCTTTTGTGATAAAATTACATTCTCTGTAGAAGTTTTCTTTGCATAAAAACCAGCAGGATTAGAAATATAAACAAGATTTGCCACATTCAATATTTCCTCAAAAGATAATGAAACGTCTACCTTTGGTAGAGATCCAATTGAATAAGCAAATGAATAACCATCAATAAATAAATTTGATAAAAATATACTTATTAAATCTTGCGTGAAATCATTTGCTATTATCTTTGTAAGTAGTTCTCCATTTTTTGTTTCGTCAATTAATAAAAATGCATTTTTATTGTAGAAATTATTTTTTAAATTTGAGAAAATAGTTTTATCTCCAGTTTCTGAAATATTAAAACCAAACATTCTCTCTTGTAAAAAATCACTTCTTTGAAGATAGGATATTTGTAATTTTAAATCATTATCAGAATATATTTTTTTATCACTAAGGCTTTTTCCTATTGATTTCTGAGTTGATCTACTTACATCGTAACTTAACGACACGCTTTGCAGAAAATCTAAATAATAAAAAGCGCTAAAATCATTCAATGCACTTTTGTCTAATGCAAATAAAGTATTATTACTTTTAAAAATCATTATAAAATACCTCCTCTTATATCTATACAGATATTGTTCTGTTCAGAAAAACATAAATAATATGGATTTGAATTTATTAAATTTCTTGCACTGTATTTAATATATCCAGCATTATTTTGAATTTTTGCATCAGTATTGAAATTATCGCTATTTAAAACACTTTTTGATCCACTTCCATCATTCCAGCATATAGAAGATATATATGTAAAATCTGGAGATAAAAATCTTATAGATTTTTCTTGAAAATTTGCTAAATCATAAACAAAATAATAAAATTTATTTAATCCACTATCGTTTATTTCTTCACAATATTTCATTAAATTTGTTGAGTATATCGGATCTTTAATGTCAAGAAGGGGATAGTTTGTTACAAATTTTATCGGTTGTATTCCGCTAAAAATATAATTTTTAGAAAAACTTAATGTTCTTCCAGTTTCAGTTTGACTTATACTTTCTGAATCAATATTTATTGAAAATTGATTTTGAAAAATACTTGCATTTGAATTTTGTAAAAATCCAGACTCTATTCCAGAATAATCTCCATTCTCAAAGAAAATAGATAGCTCTCCAGTAGATCCACCAATATAACTAAATCCAGTTGTTATGAAATTTAAATTTTTATCTAAAATCTTTTGCGAGCAAATCGATCCAGATTCAGAATGAATAAAGCAGTCTGAATACTGCAAACAATTGACTATTGGCAAAACATAAGCATATCCATCTCCAGATTTTGATTTATACGCAAATGGCTCGACAGAAGAAGAAGTTCTGCATGAATTTTTCTGATCTATTATAAAGCTTCCACTTCCGCTAGGAATTTGGTGGCAGCAATCATAAAATTCATTTTCTAAATCTATCATTAAAAAATTATAATCAGAAGATCCATATGAAAAGCTACAGTAATCACATGCATGCACTAATCCACTATTTAATTCACTTGCAATAAAAAATAATAGATTATTTAATCCGTAATATCTATCTAAATTAAATTTACTATATGGATCTAAATACAGAACCACACAATCATCTATTCTTGTTTCGTAAGAAGATGTTAAATAAAAATTTGGAGATTCCAATCCAGAAGTAGTACTATTATTTATTTTGGGAATCATGAAGCAAACTGAATTCAAACCACAACAATTAAAACTTAAATCAATTCCGCTATAAGTTAAATTTATATTAGTATTACATAATTTTTCATAAACTTCTGAGTTAGAAATTATTTTTAATTTATCCAAACTCAGCGCTTGAATTGGGAAATCTAAAACTGTAGAATTATTATTAACTAATAAAGTTATATTTGTATTTGATTCTGGAATTTCGTAAATTAAATCTTTGTACAGCACACAACAAACTGGATAGTACTTATATTCAAGTCCGCTATAAAAATAACTTTTTTCAAAATTTCCAATAATAGGAACAAAGTATTCACTTACGTCGCAATTGTCCTTGCATAAAATTGAATTAGTGCAAAATCTATTTTCGCAATAATTTAAACATACATAATAATCTGCTGGCTGATTATCAATGTAAGCTTGATCTAAACAGCTAACTAATACAGAACAATTTATAAATTCTCCAGTAGAAAATTGATAATTGCAATCCACAAATTTTCCAGAAACTCCAGTTTCAAATGAATAGTTTATATCCGCTATTTCGTAACAATAATTATACGGAAGAATTTCGCATGCTGGCAAGTATATATTTTGTCTATTTATGTTTTTATTTTTTAAACTTGCTATTGAATAGCCAGAGTTTAAATTGAAATTTACATAAAATTTATCTAAAGAATTTCCAGTTATAGAATATGCATTATTTGCATTAATAATGCATGAGCCAGAAATTTCAATTATTGAACATGGTGTAGCATTATTTACTAGTACAAAATTTTGATTAGAATCTCCAGATGTTCCAGAGTATTGGTATTTAAATCTGTAAATTTTTTCTGATGAAAATTCAAAGTCGTAATTTAAACATAAATTTGTTTGTTCGCAAATTATTTTTCGAAAAAATCCAGAGTAAAAATTTTCTCCAGTTGGATAGACAAAGCATAAGAATTTGTCATTACAATACAAATGAACGCATTTAATATTAATTAAATAATTATAGCCATTATCGCCAAACTGTGAACGACAGGATATACTACTATCAATGTGTTTGCATGATCCAGAAAATGACAAACTTAAATCTAATTCATTGTCAATTAATGAACAGGTAGAAAATTCTTGATAAGAATCAAATGGATCATAAATCCATTTAAAATCTAAAGATAAATCCGAATATCCAAGATTGTTAAATCCAGAATCGCATGGTGAAAAATTAGAACCAAATGGATGACTAGATGAAGTCTCCATATATTGAACATAAGAAAGTGAGCCATTAAAATTTTCAAATCCACTTAATTTATTTCCAATTATTAATTTATTAGTCCCAGAGTTTGGCATTAAAATTCCAGAGTTATTAAATCCGCAAAATACGCACTTCAAATCTCCATTAATCCAAATAGCGCCATTGCAATTATAAACATCAACAGAAAAATGATTCCATTGATTTTCTAGAATTCCAGTTTTTATAAAAAAACCAGATTCAATTATTTCGCATACTAATTCAGTAGAGCAAAATCCATTTCCATATGAAATCGATCTATTTTGCCATCCAGAATCCAATGCTCCAGTTTGAAGACCTAAAAATTGAATGCTTCCAGTTATTTGTTGATTATTTTTTTCAAAGCCACTAGTTGAAAGTGGTGGAAAAATTCTTGAAATACAATTTCCAGTATAAAGGGATTGATTTTTAATAAATCTAAAACCATACATGCACGCATTCAATGTATAGTATCCGTCTCTATAACCTATTAAAGCCTTGCAATATCCAGTGCATAATCCAGTATTTGATGCGCCAAAAACGCAGCATGAGTCAGCATAAATTCTAACGCAGCCACTATTTCTTGAAATAGCAAAATGTTGCCACTGTCCAGTTTTTATATATAAATTTGGTTGCCAATTATAGGAGTTATTTCCAATTTGAAAAGTGCAGTTTGAATAATCTCCAAGATGTAATTTTATTCCTCTAAAGTCAAAAAAAGAAGAAACATTTAAGCTATTTACTTTTGCAAAAAAATCAATCGTAAAATTATCTGTATTTAATGTATATTTTTCGCTTGCTTCATTATTTATGATGCCGCCACAAAAAGTCGGACCACCGACATTGAAGCAAATAGAATTTGTAGAAAAACATAATTCCTTATTTATGACATCTCCAGTCCCAACAAAAATACACTCTCTATTAAAGCCAAGTAAAGTATATGGAATACTTGAATCCATATGTGCAATACTTACGTTGCCAGTTCCAGTTGGAATTTCACTTACATTAAACCAAGTTTGAAAATTAAAATTTCCATTTTTAATATTGAAACAATTGCAACCATTGCCTCCAGATGGTATCGACAAATACTCATCGTCACCAATTGCCAAACTTAAAAAATTACCAGATGTATTAGGAGCATCATACGTTCTACGAGTTCCTGTATACTCAATCTGAAGATTATTATTTCCGCAATCTATATAATCTATATTAAAATTACAAAGGTCATTATATCTGTAAATTGGAGCGCCATTAATACAACATATGGGATATAATCCACATAAATTTTGATTTTTTAAATTTGAAAAATTATAAAAATATCCAAATGAATATTCGCCACTAGAAAAATAAGCAGAACCATTTCGATCTACATTTAAATTTAACAAAAGCCCTTGTTTCGGCTCAATAATATAATTAGAAAAAGAGCAAGCATTTTTATTATTTATTTTTTCTTTTTCATATTGAAAATATAAATTGCTGACTCCAGTTTCAGCAGAACAAAGATTTATATTATAATTTCCTATATTTCTTATGTAGACAAATGGTTTAGTTGCACCATTTAAAAAAATTGGCTTTTCACTTACAGCTTCTAAAATATAAATTTGAGAATTTTGAAGTGGACATATTTCATAAAATGGCAATAATTGATCGCAAAATGAAATGCAATAATCTCCGCTAATCGATACAGGACTATTAAAATAGCTAGACTTTGAATTTACAGCAAAATCCCAACTAATATTTAAATTTTGAAGTGGATAAGCCATATTTATACTATATAATAATAATCATTTCCATTTACATTATCAATAAATATATTTGGATTTGGTTCTTCTATGATTTCCATGTCTATGGAATGACAGTTTTGATACTTAAAGGTATGTGTCCATTTAGTGCAAATGAAAACTTTGTTTGCCTTTAAAAAAATTGGATACTCATAAATAAATCTTCTATATCCACATTTCTTTTCCAAGAAAAATAAAATAGATCTGCACTCAATATCGTCTATATTATCAAATTTTAAAGATGTTCTTTTTAATGCGTTTGAATTATTTTTGTGCTTTATGGTTTGTATAAATGAATTTTTAAAATCCATTTTATAAAAATCTAATTGGTTCGAAAGTTCAAATGGCAATTTGTAATCATGTGTGAAATTTTTGCTCCAATTTTCCAAAGAAAAAGCTGTATTAACAGCTATATCATTTTTTGCAAACCAAAAATTATCAATCTTACTATTAGTAAAATTTTTTGCCAATGGAACTATTTCTGGATCAATGTAAACAAATTCATGCCTTTTGTAAGAATTTGCTGAGTTGAATAACGTAGCAGTAGAACTTGTATTGTTTAAAATTGAGCTAGTTCTCCAATTTAAAAGTGGAGCTTTTATATAAGACAATAAAGATACATTTACTTCATTTAAATTGCTACCTCCAGAATTTTTAGAAACTGAATAAGCTTCAACAACTCCTATTATATCTTTATAAAGATCGGATGGATCATGAAATTTTATGTGCTTATATCCTCCAGCAATTTCAACTGTTTTTAATAAATTCCCAGCATCTTCGTCATTCAATAAAAATTTAAAAGAGTAATTTATTGAAATATTATTTTCCGAAGAAGGTAAAATCTTAAGCGAATTATCAACAGTTTCTAAAAAATTTAATCTAGAAGTAAAAGAAACGCTTGATCCATATATTGGTTTATATATGCTCAAGTCATTAACATAGGAATATGAATCCCTGAAAGACGAGTCTCTATTATACAGAAATGGATTATTATAAGCCATAATATCCTAAAAAGTCATTTTTTAATTCAATGGTAGTTGAACTATTCATTGAAATATTAGAAGAAACCAATTTAGATTTTCTCATTGGCAACTTAAATAGCGAAGAAGATCCAGATACAATAATATCAAAGTCTCTAAATCCATCTTGATTATTTGCAATATTTATATCTTTTAAATTATTTGGTATTTTTGAATTAATTGAAGCTTGAATTTGTAATGGCAAAATAGGGCAAACTTCAGTAGGTTCTTTTTGGCCCACTGAATAATAAGGTTGTCTATTTATTGTTAGATTGTAACTAAAGCTATATATGTTATATTTTTCTTTCAAATCTTGATCATAAAGTCCAGATATACTTATTGAGTTTAATTTAGGAATATCTAATTGAGTTGAGCTAATTGAACCGCCATCAAAAAAATCAATTTGCTTTAATTCCGAACCATAAGATGAAAAATTTGTACTTATTTTTGGCAGTTCACCAACTGAGAAAGTTGCTGAGTAACTTTTAAGATATAGATTTCTTATAGAAAAAAATTTACCACCATTATATATTCTGAATTCCCTGATTGGATTTAGACCAGTATAATCAAAAATAGCATCATAATTTATGAAGCTTCTATCGAATGAAATCTCAACTTCTTCTGGAGCATTCACACTATATGCAGCGTCCGCGCCACCTAATGAAAAATGATTATCGTAAGATAAATTTTTCTGAACACTTAGATTATTAATTCCATCTAGTTCAAAAAAAGAATCTCCCGCACTTCCAGACAAGTAATACAATTTATATGCAGATGGATCTATCATTATCTTAACATGCCTCCCAATCTCTTCTCGTCTCTTAGAACTGATAAAACAACTTCTTTAATTCTTCTTGCTAATTCTTTATTTTGTTGATCTTGTTTAGAATCGCTTTGGCTTTCTTTTTCGCCACCTTTTCCATCTGAATTTACTGATATATTAATTGTTCCAACGCCAGCTATTTTTTCAACTAATTCTTCCAATTTAGCTTCTATTCTAGATGTCATTTCACCAGAATCTCCACCAGTTGCACCAGTTGAATTTAATTTTTGCAAAGCTCCATATCCAGTTTTCTGTGCAGCTTCTTTAGAGACTACAAACTCTCCACCATTCAACATTGCTGGCACATTATCACCCATTCCGTTACCAGCTACATAACCACCAGCAGCCCTTCTAGCTACTGGTATTGCCATTGGGATTGCCATTGGTACAGTTTTACCATTATATACAGACCTATTTCTTCCGTAAAATGAATCAAAATAAGTTCCAGAAGTTAATGCGGTAGGAGTTCCTAGTTTATCATAAGATGCTCCTAATGGAAATTGGGTATTATAAGTATCCATATTCATCATTGAATATGAATTTGTCTTATTGTTCCAACTATATAATCCACCGCCTTGCTTTCCTAAAGCTCCAGCTCCAATTGTTGAAAAGTCTTTTGTTGCAGAACTGTTAAAAATATTTGCCAATCCACCTCTGCTTTCGCCACCAAAAGATCCTCCAGTAAATGCTCCTTTAAATTTTTCCCCAAATGTTGCAGTTTTTCCTTGTAAAGCTGCCGCTTGTTTAGTCGCACTCACTCCCTTAGACATCGCGCTTCCAGCGTAACTAACGCCAGCCATTATAGCTGTTGTAGCTAATTGTGTAATCAATGCTTTTTGAGCTTGCTTTTTAGCTTCTTTTTTAGCCTTTTCCCACTCTTCCATTTGCCTCTTGTATTCTTTTTCATTTTCAAAATCCATTCTTATTTTATCTTTAGAAGTCTGATAGTCTTGGAAATATAAATCTAAAGCTTTGTTTTTGGATTCTAAATACTGAGCATTTCTTACGTTGCCTTGATCACGAAGAGCAAATAATGAAAGATTTCCACTTCCTCCAGCAATATCAATTGAAGCTGAACTACCAGATGATGACATTTTATCATATTGAGTGCCTACTGTTTCTTGTGTCGCAAATGAAAGTAAATTTTTCTGTCCAATTATTGCTCCTTGTCCATAGCTTCCAGGTGCAAAGAAACCATTTTGTCCAGTCTGTTGGTTTTGACTATAAAAATTTGTTTGAGCTTTTAGTAATGCATCCTGCTTATCTTCTTCCTTTCCTTGATAGTTGTCAATGCCAGTTACTTTTCCGCTTTGGTCAAATGAAAGACCAGCCATTCTATTTTCGCCATAAGCAGTATATTTGTTTGGATTTCTGATTAAATCATTCAAATCAGTCTCTTGCATTCCGTATGGCATAACTGGTCCACCACTTGCAAAGCCTTTTAATTTTCCAGAATTAAGTTTTTCAAAAAAACTTTTTCCATATTTATTTACAACATCTTTTCTAATAACATATTCACCACCCATTAGCATTGCTGGCACATCATCTTTAACTCCAGAACCGCCTTCAATTTCGCCTCCAGAAGCAAAACCAAGTGCTCCAGCAAGACCAGTTCCAGGTTGTCCATTTCCAAAAAGTCCCGTAGTAAACTGATTTGCAGCTTTTGTCATTAATGCTTCATTTATTTTATTAACAAATGCAGTTGCTACACCCATTAATCTTTCGCCTAAAGAAGCAGTAGAACTTGGATCTGACAAAACTCTCATTGCGTCAACTAATCCATTTCTAAAATCTGTTGGAATTTGTTTTCCAAGTTTTCCTTGGAATTTAGTAATTTCGTCATCTATATCCCTTAATCCAGAGCGAAATCCTTTTCCGAATTGTTCTTCTTGCGCAAATTTTTCATTAACTGTTCTCGTTCTATTTGAAGCTAGTTGATTTACTTGACCACTTCTATCTATAAATGGAAGTGGTTGTTCTGCATTAACTAACAAAGATGCGTTTTTTTCAGTAAATTTATCTTTTTCTTGTTGAGCTTTTTCTTTTAAAGCGGAAGTAAGTTCATCTATTGATTTTTGTAAATTTTCTGCATAGTCTAATGTTGCTTGTTCTTCTGGAGTTGGAGCTGCATCTAATGGTACAGGTTTATTTTTTATCCTTTCAATTTCTGGAGATAATTCAGAAAGCCTTTCCTGAAAAGTTTGCAATTTAGCTTTATTTACTGAAGCTTTTAATTCTTCATTTCTTAAGTTGCTTACTGCACCATTAATTGGAGATGGAAACGCTTGTTGACTTTCGTCTTTTGGATTAAAGCCCAAATAATCCTTTGAATTAAAACCTCCAGCTTCAATATTGCCACTTGCTATTTTTTTTCCTGAAACAAAAGATGCTCCAGCACCCAATATAATTTGCTTAAATTCCTTAGCTGCCTCTACCACTTGTTCTGCAAATGGATCTTTTTCCAGTCCATACATTTTGTCTATGTTTTTGTCTTCAATTGATTTGATTATTTCTGGAGCTGTCTTTTCTCCTTTTAAAAAGCTATTTATTTCTGAAAGAGATGCTCCTCTAGACTGCAAAGTTTTGACTCCAGCTTGTCTGGACTGCAATGATCTTTCTTGCATTCTGTCAGTATTTTCCTGCAATCCTCTTGTTCTTTCTTCTTCAATATTTCTATATGCGGCTGCTTTTTCAGATTGATATGGACTCAACTGTGTTTGATAAAATTCAAATGCAGAATCTCTTAATTTTTGCTGCCAATCTCTTTCTTCTTTTCTAAGATCAATTGCTTTCTGAGCGTTTGCGATTTCAGCAGTTGTTAGTTGCAACTTTATATCTAATGCTCTTTTTTCTTGTGCAAAAATTAATTGTTTAATTGTTTGTTCTGTTTGTGCATTAATTAAATCTTTAGGATTTTGAACAGGAGTTCCACCAAGAAGTACATTTCGTGCAGTAGCAGGGGAAGCAGGAAGTCCAGATTCAGTTCTAGGATCAGTAGGTAATTTTTCTCCAAAGAGTCTACTTGCAGCAACTTGCGCTGCTGGTGTAACAATCGGAAGTCTTCCAAAATAATCTTCTTTTGAGGTAGAGCCTTTTGCAATATTTATTTGATCTTGTATGTCTTCTTCTGAAACCCGATTAAGTATTTTAAATATTTCTTCTCCAACTGCCTTTCCTGCTTCTTGAGCCTTGATAAAGAATGCGTCTCCAGCTTTAATGACTCTATCATTTATGCTTTGCGCCTCTTTATCAAGAACTGTTTGAAGAGCTTGTTCTAGAGATTGATAGTCTTGCGCTTCTGTTATTTTTTGAACGTCGCTTGCATTTGCTCCTCTTTGAAAGGCAATATTTAAAGCATTTAATCTATCAGTCAATAATGCTGACTGCCTTTGGATTTGATAATCTTCCATTTGTCTTGGCCCACTTGTAGCCAATGATCTTTCTAGATCTAATCTTTCTTTTATAGAAGGATCTTGATTTGGCGTCGCCAAGGTTTTGGTTTCGTATTGAATGTCGCTTATTTTTCTAACTATATCCAACCTTTGCCTATCTTGATCTAATAATTTTTGATTTATACTTAATCTTGCGGTTAAAGATTCTCTTATAGTTGTTTCTATAAAACTGTTTTTTGTTGCAATTGCCAATCTTTGATTTTCTTTTAAAATTGTATCTTGTCTGGCAGCTTGTTGGCTTCGAGTTATTTTTTGTGAAAGATCGAGCTGTATAACTTCTTGTTCTAAATAACTTAAATATTTTTTTTGTTCATTAGTTAACTGCTCTTTACTCTTAACTGTAGATTTTATCGCCTCAACTTCGGCTTGTGCAAATTTCAACCTTTGCTCGTCAGTTGTTTGTGGATTATATACATTTTTTGCAAAACTTTCCATTGCGGTAGCTCTTCGGCTGGCGTAATCTTCTGGCAATGAAGTTCCTAATTTAGTTATTGCAGTATTTTGCATGTTTTTCACAAATTCAAAAGCTGCATTTCCTAATTGTTCATTTGTTTGTCTTTCTTCTTGCTTTAATCTTAATTGAGTTTCAATATTTGCTTTTTCTTGGGCATTTATTGTTATCAATTCTTTTTTAAGAGCTAGATTATCCTCTTCTGCAGAAGTATATGATAGAATAACTTTTTGAAGCTCACCAAACGTATTTATTTGAGCTTTTAAAGTTTCAGCTGGAATTAAAAAAGATTCAGCAATAAAAGTTTTTACTAAATTATCTACTCCAACTTTTTTAGCATTTTCTTGGAAACTTTTTTGCAAATTTCCAAAAAATTTATCAAAATCTATTTTAATTGAAGCGAGTTCTTCTGCAAATTCATTTTGAATTTTTTCATTCATTTTAGTATACGCATCCGAACTTAAGCCTCCTTTTTTTTGCTGTAAATCTAACGCTTGTTTATTTGCGAATTCTCTAGCTTCAGCAGCCGTTCTTCCTTTATCTGTAAAGCTTGTATTTTTTGCAATTTCATTTATTTTTTCTGCAACCATTCTATCTACTATTTCAGTTGTTGTAACTTTTTCACCATTTTTTCTTCTAGTTGCAAATTCGGCTTCGGCTTGCGGTTGCACCATTTGACTTAAACCCGAAAGAATACCTGTATTGACAGATCCTTCTAAACCCAAAGACTGAAGTGCATTTTTTGTTTGTTTGGTTTTATCTAAAGGATTTAAATTTTGAAAATTAAACGCCCTATCAAAAGCTGTTGCGGCCTCAAAAGTTCCGACTTTTCTAACAAAAGATTCAGATTTAGCTTTTTGTTCTTCAGTTAAATTTAAAGTATAGGTTTTTTGTATATCATTTAATCTTCCAAGGGCATCGGCAGTTCTATCCGCAGTTTCTCCATATTTTTTATATAAAGTATTTAAAACATCGGTAGCTTTATATGCTGCGTAAATTGCAGCTGCTGGACCAGCTAGACCTGCTGTAATACCCCCAATTGCCCCACCAACACCAACACCAGCAGTATTAGCAACTCTTCCAAAGTTTCCAGCTATTGATAATGAAGATGAAAGTGAAGCAGCTCCCTCCCTGCCAGCGCCACCAAGCCTCAAAGCTTTTCCAGCTCCAGAACTTCTATCTTTCGTAAACCCCTCTAATACTTCTTTGCCTTGCGTAAATAATAAACCAATAGAAGAAAGTTCAGTTAAAACTTCAGCAGCTACTTTACCATTTTCCCCAAAAGAACTTATGACTCCACTCGCCAAAGAAACTGCACTTTGCCATTTAATTAAAGTATATAAAGAATCTTGTACTGTTTTATTTTGTTTTTCGTTTGTAGTTTTTCTGTCTTGAGCTTCTTTATTTCCTTGTTTAGTATTTTGAGCTGAATTTGCTGCGGCTGTTTGATTAGTGCTTGTGACATCACTTCCGCTTGAAGTCATTTTATCAAAAACTTGAACTACGGCTTCTCCACTTACTCCAAGATTGTCAGCAATTCTTTTGAAGGCATCATCAAGATTTAGAGACGAATCTTTTAAATTTTTTAATCCATTTAGAGATTCTTCTATAGCTTTTAATACAGCTGGATCTAATCCGCTAGACGGAGCAGCAAAGTTTGGAACTTTACCATCTGGTTCATCACGATTATTGATTACTGCATATCCGTCTGGATTTTGAGGTCCTCGCACGCGAGCGTCTTGAACCACCTTAATTGCAGATAATGGCAAACCAGATTCGCTTTGTTCGCGACCTATGGCATCTAAAATGGCTTCTCTTGAAAAGTTTGGAATATAACCTTCCGATGCAGTTTTTGCAACCGCATAAGTCTGAAGTGATTTTTCAAAATCAATATTATCCCAATCAGAAATATTAAAATCTTTCACTATTTGCAAAACGTTTTTAAGCTTTTCAGCTTCAGCTTGATTAGTAATAACCATTTTCTTTTTATTTTTATCATATGCAAAAATAGATTTTATTTTTTTTGCAAGGAATGGATTTTCCTGATTTAAGCTATTTAATTTAGCTTCAATTCCATTTTCACCTTTCCATCCAGCAACGTTTCTTACAATTGATCGTCCTGTATATTTATCTTCCTTCGTTGTTTGATAAGAACCATACGGATATTCACTTTGCGAAATTATATCGAGAAAATTTGATGCCTTTAAACTAGTTGAATTAAAAGTGCCAAAACTTTTGTTTTCGTTTGTTTGTTTTTTGGGATCTTTTAATATGATTCTATCTAATTTAGATTTACCAACTCTTTTTAAATTTTCTGGAGTTTGCAAAGGCATTACAAATCTTTTTTCTTGTTGAAGCTTATCAACTTTTAATTTATCTGGCAAAAGCAAATTTCCATATTCATCTATATTAACGCTTTTTCCTAAAGCTAAAAATTCTGCATCATCTCGACCTATCGTGGTCATGATTGCAGATACTTTAGTCTTTAATCTTTTTGTTAGTTCGTCAATTACTACTGGTCTGAATTGAGTAACTAATTTTGATATTTTACTTTGTTCATCTGGACTATTGATCGAGCGAACACCAGCACCAGCTTTTGTTTGAAAGATTTGAGTCCAGACATCTTGCATGTTTCTATTTTTTGCAATGATATCAAATATTTGTCCAAGTTTTTCGTATTTTAATTCTCTTGCAAAACCGCTAACTTCTCCAGTTACGGCTCTATTTTCATCAGATTTAATTTCTGGCATTTGGCCAAAAGCAGTTTTGTTAGTTTTACCAGTTTTGTAAGTGGTGAATGCGGATATGAGCTTTGCATAATACGCTTTATCAAGACTGCCATCATTTCCAAGCAAATGATAATTCGGCCCTAAAATAGAAGCCGCCATATCATTTTTAATTTTATTTATGTCTAAATTCTCATTAACTTTTGTTCCAGCTAAATCTGTGGTATATGATTCATTGCCACCAAGTCTGTTTTTTAACTGCTCTATTGTTGCGCCTTTTACTCGATCACCAATAGTCATTACTGGTGCATTTTTCAATTCTTTTATCGCAAAATTGGGGATATAACCTTGAGCAGCAGTAAACGGAGTATCTTTTGGAAGGTAAACGTTTCTAGTTCCAAGTGGAACAATATCCTCAGATCCATTATACAAAGTTTCTGGCATTTTAGTTAAATGATCCTTAACTGCTTTTAAGAAAATTTCTGAACCTTTTTGAGATTTAGTAGTTTTTACTTCATCCCCACTTATTAAATCAAGAAAAGCATTTCCTTTAGTCAAGGGTGTTTCAGATTTTTTAGAAGCGTCAATTTCCCCAAGGATGCCTTTTACTTGATTTATTAAAGCAAGATAGCCGCCATTTTTTCTACGATCAGTTGGATTTAAGTTTTCTACAGCCGTTCTTACGCTTTTAATTTTTACGGGATCAATTCCTTTTTTCTCAAATTCTTTTAAAGTAGTATTTAATTTTGTGTCGTCAATTTCTTTTCCAGTTGTTTTGCCAAGTTTTTTGACTATGCTCGATACTGTCTCTTGAGCTTGTTTGGTGTATTCTTTGATTGTTTTATTTTGGCGTATTGGTTTTATTTCTCCCTTGAAAATGTCAACGGCTTTTTTGTTAGAATCAACCTTATCTTCTTTATCCTTTAATCTTAAAGCCTTTGCTGTTTTTTCGTAAGCAAATCCACCTTCTGAAAAATTCGGTATATATCCCTTAGAAGCAGTTTTTGCATTTTGTTTTGGAATAGATGCTGACTGATTTAACAGTTTAGCTTTTAAAGCTTCACCACCTGGCTGAGAAAGTTGTTGTATAAATTTTGTACCTAATTCGTCATTTAAAGCTTTTTCGGAAGATTTAATTTCAACATATTCCCAAAACTTTTTAGGCAATCCATATTGTTCTGCAATGTCTGGCTTCAATCCATAAATATCGAATCTACTATTTGAGTCGTTGAAAAACTGACCAAAATTTTCATCTTCAGCAGACATGTTGGCCATCTTAAGCATTGTCTCAAAAAATGTACCAGCCATACTATCATTGACGAAATCAAACTTTTTGCCCCTGTTCATCATCAACTGCATTGTTGCAGTTGGCTTTATGCCCAATGAACTTAGTTCGTCTTTTATGAAAGTTCCTATTTGAGGACTTAAAGCTTCGTTTGCCTTTTTAAGGAAATGATTTTTTATATCTTCCTCGCTTGCTTCAAGTGAATCTAAATTTTGATCGCGCCTTCTATAGATATTTCCGACGCTTACATTTTTAAAATTAAGTTTAGAATATTTTGATAAAGCTTCAATTAAAGCTGGATCTTTTACTTCGCTAAGTAATTGTGGGCTTAATTGCTTACCTCTTACTGTCTTTAAGCCAGTTCCTCCTATTGTTAAACCCGCAAAGGAATAAGCATTTGCATCAATATCTAAACTTTTTTGTACGTCTGCAAAATTTGGAACATATCCAGAAGCTGAAAATAAAGTTGGTTTTCCAGTTCTAGTTTTTGAGTAAGATGGAACCACAAAATCTCCCATTGGAGTCTTATAAACAGACTCCATAGAATTAACAATCATTGTTCCCCTGCCCTCTGTTGGACCAAAATTAAAATTAGAAATTTCTTTTATTGAAGCGCCAGCAGGAGCTTCTTGCATTTCCATTTTTTTAGCAACTTCTTTGGACATGTATCCACCAGCAGCAGTTTTTGCTTTAACATTTTTTGTACCTTCAGTAGTTAATCTAATTCCTCCTTCATAAACCGAAGGTCCGACTTCTTTGCTAAGTTTTGACATCTTTTCCAATGTCGCAGCTTGTTTAGAATAAAGCCCCAAAAGATATTCTGCTTGAGCAGTTTTATTTCCTTCTAATGAAACAATTTTTGTTTGAACGGCAGTGTTTTGAAGCAATAATCCAAGTATAGATTTTTCTATATCTTGCTGTTCTTTTTTGACATTCGTTACACCAAGCTGATTCTTTAAACTATCAACACCAAATTTTGCAAGATCGCCAAAAAGTTTAATGCCAAGACCAGCAATCAAAAGAGCACCTGGACCTGTAATAACAGAACCAATTCCTTTAACAATAGCCTTTCCTATAGTAGCTCCACCTTCCTCTCCGCCAGAAATACTTTCATTTAAAGATTCAAGAAATGAAGATGTTTTATTTAAAATAGATCTAAAATCATCAGAAAAAGCAACCTTACCAATAGTTGCTGCAAATTGAGTTCCAGAAGTCGTCAATCTATCAAATGAAGCTTGAACTGTTTTATTTAATTCATCTAGTTTTTTAAAACCTTCATTGCCAGCATTTGTAGACTGTTCTAAGCTTCTATTAAATGTGCCGTTTGCATTTGATATATCATTAAGCAATGCTGCTAATTTATCAATCTGAAAACCACCACCAATCTTAATTAAAAGACCTTTTCTAGTTGCAGAATCTAGATTTTGAAATTCATCCGCAAGTTTCTTAATAATAGTTGTAGCGGGAAGAATGTCGCCGCTAACATCATTTACTGCAATTCCTAAATTTCTGATATAGTCAAGATTTTCAGTCGTCTGAACTCTTTGGAAAATTGTTTTTAAAGCGTTACCAATTACAGCTCCACCACGCGCAGTTTTTTCTTGGAGCGTTGTAATTAATGCTGTTAATTCGTCAAAAGAAACTCCAGCTTCCTGTGCAACCGAAGCAGAACGAGAAATACCTTCAATCAAATCTCTAGAACTAACAGCGAACTTAGTATCGACTGCAGCCAATTTATTTACCACGGTTTCGTAATCTAATCCAACTTGATTAAATGATAAAACAGCAGCCGTAAGACCCTTTACCGCCTCCGCTGCATCCAAACCAGTAGTTCTTGTCAACACCAGTGCTGCTTTTGCTTTCATCAGGGAATCTTCAAGAGTTCCACCTTGACGAGCAAATTCTAACGTAGCCTCAGATGCTTGTTTGAAAGATAGTCCAGTAGATCTAGCGACTTCAAATATTCCTTTTCCTAATCTTTCTAAATTACCACTTGTTTCTCCAGTAGCGACTTGAATTTCCTTAAGAGAAGCTTCAACTTGAGTACTAGCAGTGACTATATTTTGAAAGCTTTTTGCTACGGCATTTAATACTCCAACAGATGCTCCGAACGCGAGTACGCGAGCGTTTGCAGCTTCCATGGATTTCGAAAATTCATCAGCTTGACCAGTAATTCTACCAAGAGGTGCGCTGATCTTTTCAAGACCTTTAGAATCAATAGTTGGACGAATAACGACAGCAGCCTTTTTCGCAGCATTAGCTATCTGCGATTCCATTTGCGTTGTGTCCGCTCCTACTGATAAACGAATATCTTCTGCCATTCCTTAATCCTTTATATTAGTTACACGATAAATAAAAAAACCCGCCCCTTTTGAGGACGGGTTTTTTACAATTTTAATTTCTACTGATTAGTAGCCCCATTGCCCATCTAACGTGTCAGTATAAGATCCAGAAAGATAGATGCCGTTATTCGTATCTGTTGGACCACCGACTTGAGTTTGGAATACTAAATCAACAGTCTTATTAGCTCCAATGCTGGAAGAAAATGATTCACTTTGTAATTGAGAGCCTTTAAACTTGAAAATTAAGGCTTTTGCTGTCGAACCAGGTTTACCGATAGTCAATGATATTTCTCTCTTTGAGTTATCATCCAACATTTGAGCCAAGCTCTTAGTTTGAACTTCGTTCAATACTGCGCTAACATTCAATGTGGCGACGATTGGGAAATCAACAACCCTAGCAAATGCGAATCTTGAACCCAATCTTTCGATTGGAGTGCGACTCAATGGAAGAGTGATCGAAGCCGTTTGTATGTTGATGCCATTTGCACCTTCAAGAACTGCAATTGGAGCGCCAGTCGCATTTACTCCAGTATAATCGCCAAAGCTTAAAGTAATATCGCCTGGACGTAGAGCAGAAACGTAATTAGAACCAGTAGCTTCTACTGGACTTGGAATTCTGCCAGTAAAAGATAATTCAGATCCAGCAACAGGATCAATTGTTGGAGAAAGAACAAAATTTCCAGTAACAGCTCCACCATTAACTCCAGTTTTACCCAAAACGGAAGAAGATTTTACATTCAAGCCTTCAATTGTAATAGAAGCGGTTGGAAGATTTCCAACGCTTACATTAAACGTATAATTACTTAAATATCCGTTTCCAATTGCAATTGCAGCTTTTCCAGAAAGTGCATAATCTCCAGTAAGGGTATTTAAATCTGAACCCTCTTCAGAAGTAATAATGTAAAAATTTTGTCCACTAGAACCAGCCATTTGACCAGAAGCAAAATTAGCTTCTGTAGCATCTCCTTTGGCGTTATTTTGCACATAAAATCCTAAAGCTTTTTCATTATATCCATCGGTAGGATAATATGTAAAATCTAAAGAAACAGTTGGACTTTTAAGAACCAAAGCGTCAATACGTGCTAATTGACCAAATTGGTTAACATCTTGACGTTCAATGCTAAAATTGTAATTAGCACTTTGAACTCTTCTTAATTGAGCGTGCTCGCCCGAAGCAGTAGAATTGATATTCTTACTAACATAAAGAGCTTCACTTTGATAAATTACGCGATTACGTGCCATATGATTAAAAAATTATTTGTTAGATTTTACAGCAGTCCCATCAGATTGTGAAAATTTAAACTATGATCTGTACCTGAATATTGATAAATCAAAATCAATAAATCCTATATATAAGTCTTTCAATAGATTTTGCTTTAATTTATCTGAAAGTTTTGAAGTGTAAACTTCCTTTACAAATATTTGTTTTGGATATGTTGACTTTATATCTTCGTAAGAATAATATCCAGTTTTTAAACTAGAATATTCATTAAATGGATGACTTTCAAATTCAGTTAGCGCAATATTCTCGTTGTAAGAATCGGCAAAAATTGATAAAATAGTATCCAATTCATAACTATTATTTGCAATTGCAATTGCGCGAGCTTTAGTTAAGGTTTCATTCATTCCACCAAATGCAAATGGACTATTTTTCATGCTGTCATTAGACATGTAAATTGCTGGAATTTTTTGCTCGTAAGGTTGATAGTATTCAGTATGAATATTAGAAACGCTTTGATTTATTTTTTCCTGCACATTTAAAACAATATTTTCTTCAGTATCGTTTGTATAATAAAAGTTTATGTCTTTAACTGTGAACTGACCAGTAACATTGCTTCCACTTGGAATTCCACTAGCAATAAATCGACCATTGTCAAAATCAAGCATATATTTATCTCTCTCAAAAGGCTTAAAAATACCACTGACATATAATCCAGAAGGTATATAAGTATTTGGTAATGAGGAGTCATAAACCATTTGCTTGTATTCACTTCCAAAACTTTCATATGCTACTGGAAGTCTATCATCGACATAATGAGTAAAAGTGCCAGTCTTTATTGAATAAGCTTCAGACTTCTTCATGAAAAAATTCTCAAACCAAAGCAAATAAGATGTCGCGAGTTTATGTTGGAATTGAGGTTTCATTATTCGAGTGTTGTTACTTCTGTAAATATATTTTTACTCTTCTTTCCAAGAGAAGAGAATTTTGTTTTGTATTTTTTTAATAAAGTGCTTATGTATTGAGTAGGATTAAATCTCGCGGATGGAGATACTCGTTTACTAGATTGAATTGCAGTTCCAGATCTAGAGTCTTCAAAAGCTCTTAGCGCTTTGACTCCAGCTTTTTGAACTGATAGATAAAAATTTAATCCAGAAATACCAGATTCAATACCCTTTGCCCAACTTCTTCCATCTGCCCAAGGCATTGGGGTTACCACCCAGACATCCTCTGGAGTTGGCATTTTAACATATAAAAAAAGATTATTTCCATTTAGTCTTAGATCTATTTTGATTGCATTTAATAAATCTATTATTGGAGCTATTGGATCTTCTGGATAATCAAAGCCTATAAATGAATACAAATTTCCATATCCAACTAATGTTTGACTATAGTTTTGTGCGGTATTTTTTTCCAACAACTCCTTTGTTACTGGATGAGCTAGGAATTCAGCAATTAACTGCTCTTTGATCTTTTGCGCAGTTTTTTCAATATCTTTTCCACTTTTTTGCTTTATAACTTTTAATGCAGCGGTCTGCATTTTTTTTCTTAATTCTCTACTTATTTTAATCTCATTAGCCATTAGTTTTCTAGAGGTATTAATAAAAATTTATAATACTGAGGTCCAAACATCCCTTCTGGTTTTCCAGGGCTTTTGATTGCGAATGTTTTGCCATCTAATTCTACAGTTTTTGCATCCTTAACATAGTTGTATCCATCCTCATCAACTTTAATGTAAACCGCTCCTTCTGGGATAACTATTTTCTCTTGAGATTTTTCTTGATAAAAATTAGTTTGATCAAACTTTTCATATTTAATTCTTGCCATAATAGTCCTAGAGACTTGAGTGAGCTGTTGGCGACTAGCATTTACATTTGTTTTGTATAAAGCATTATATTCGTTAGTTGTGGCAATCGCAACTTTTTGTCCAAACTTGTAAACAGTAATCTCTCTCGCAAAAGTATCATGAATTCGATCAATGATATCTTTAATATTGTTTTTCTGATTTTCTGTTAAAAAGCCTGACATATTTATGTTTACACTTTTAAATTTATTATAAAATAGGTATAAGGTATGAACGCAAAAGAATCTTTAGCAAAGAAATCATCAAAATCAATTAGTCAACTTTTTAAGCAATATTTAATGCTTATTGAAGACTTGAAATTCGAACACGAACAACAAGTTTCTAAAATCAAGCAAACCATTCCAAAGGAGTATCATGGATACGTAGATGCTTCGAATTATTTTACAGAAGCAAAAATGGCTTGGCTTAGGAAAAGAGTTTTAGATATCGGCAACGAAGCTGTCCGATCAAATGACGATAACTTACAAGATTTTAGTGTAAGTTTTGTATTTAAAAATTAATATAACTTAAGGAATATGGAATCAAAAAATTTATATAGTTTTACTCTCTTCTCGGAAAAAGAAAATACAGTAGAGGAAAAGAGAGTTGACGAACAAACAAAAGAAGAAATTATTGTGATGAAAAAGGTAGTCGAAAAAGTACCTTTTGAAGTTTCTTTGAAGAAGCCAACTCGTCGCCAAATCGAAGAAGCTGATTTGGAGTATAGCGTTGAAATGAGTAAATGTATCAAGAAGGGCATTCTCACAAAAGCTATGTTGGCCAAGAAGTATTCAGATACTGGTGGAATGCTTTCCGAAAATGAATCAAAGAAGTTAGTAGATTTATACAAGAAAATCTATGACCTTCAAAACGAAAGTATTCGTCTGGAAAGCTCCACCAAAAAGAAAGAAAATAAAGAAAAAATCGATGCAGTGTTAGAAGATCTCACAAAGACTCGCAAAGAAATTATTGATATCGAATCTAATTATAGATCTTTATTTGATCACACCGCAGATTCAAAGGCTCAAAATAAATTGCTTCTTTGGTATATTTTAAATTTGACTTATGTCAAACCTGATGGAGAAGATAAGGAAAAGCCCTATTTTCAAGGAGAGGAATTTGAAGACAAGCTTCAAAACTTCTACTCAAAAGAAGAATCTCCAGATGAACACTATAGCGTTATCTCTAAAAAGATTTCGACATTAATCGCATTTTGGTTTTTTAATCAAGCCTCGACAAAAGAGGACTTCGAAGATCTTGATAAAAAAATAGAAGCTGGTGAACTATAATCCATTATCTAATAGCCTAATAGATATATTCGATGGAAGGACAGCCTTTGATCTTAATGGTCAAAGGTTGTTTTTTCGTCATTTTACGATTCGCGATCAGAATTGTATAGGAGTCTTTTACGAAAAGTATAAAAAGATTGCCATAAAAAGAGGAATAGAAACTGAAGAACAGATCTACAAAAGATTAAAAGATGATGGCGATTGGTCTTCGAATGATGATTTAAAAATATCAGAATTAGAAAATTACGTTTCTAATCTAAAAAAGACGAAAGAAAAACTCTTTCTTCCATCACAGAAAGAAGCTCATCAAAAAACAATCAATGAACAAGAAAGCGAATTAAACTTTCTTCTTTCGCGAAAGAATGAATTAGTTGGGACTAGTGCCGAAACATATGCCAATAAGATGGCAAACGAAGAATTCTTACGCACATTAATATATAGAGATATCAATTTAAAAGAATTAAAATACTCAGATGAAGATTTTGGTAGTTTAACTTCAGATGATATTTCGGAACTCAGTAAAACTTACTTTCGCATTTCAAGCGACTTATCGGATCTGAATATTCAAAGCATAGTGTTGCAGGATTTCTTTAATATATATCTTTCGGCTTGCGAAAATCCATACCATTTCTTTGGTAAATTCATTCATGAATTAACTGCATACCAAATGAAACTATTGCTATATGGTAGAATATTTAATAACATCTTTCAATATCATGACGATATTCCAGACGATATAAGAAAAGATCCAAAAGCTATTTTTGACTTTGTCGATTCAAAGAAGACTAGAGAAAATTTTCAATCTCAAACAAAAGACGGCGCGACTGCAGTTTTTGGTGCGACCTCTAAAGATTTAGATATTCTAGATCCATCTGCTAGGAAGGTTTCTTTGGCAGATGAGATTAAGAAAAATGGCGGTTCATTAAGTATGGATCAGATGATTGAGTTAATGGGGAATTAGGAATTTGAAATATATAATTTCCCCAAAATAACTACCGCCGTTGATCTCAATGAATCTGAAGAAATTTTAACAAGATACCAGTTTCTATTACTTTCTTTAGCTGCCCATGTACTTCCAGAATCAGTTGAAACATATATTTGACCACCATTAACTACAGCAATTTGTTTTGTACCATCTGAAGACATTGCTATGGAGCGCCAGCTTCTATTGCTTTCTTTAGCTGACCACGTAACTCCAGAATCAGTTGAAACATATATTTTGCCACCATTAACTAAAATAGTTTGTATGGCTCCATCTGATGACATTGCTAAATCAGAAGCTGTTACATTTAATCTTGATGTCCACGTATTTCCAGAATCATTTGAAACATAAACTCCTACACCGTTAAGAGATGCAGTTTGTATATTTCCGCTTGAGGAAATTTTTACGCGAAACCATGACCTAACATCATCTTTTGGCAACCAAGTATTTCCAGAATCAGTTGAAACATATATTTGTTCATTTGATGCAACTGCGGTTTGCACAGTTCCATCTAAAGAGATTGCTAAATCTTGCCAATTTCTTGGATTATCCTTAACAGACCAATTAGCTCCAGAATCATTTGAAACGTATATTTCACCCAAAAAGCCATCATTAGAATCCCATATAGCTGTCATTTTTGTTCCACTTGCGGACACTTTTATCCATCTCCAATTTTTAGTTGGACCCACTGCCGTCCAATTTACTCCAGAATTACTTGAAACATATATGCGCCCTGTTGAAGAATTCTGAAATGTGACAGCTTGTATAGTTCCATCTGATGACATTGCTACTCTAGCATAGTTTCTAGCGCTTTCTCTAGCTACCCAAGTATTTCCTGAATCATGTGAGGTAAATATTTGGCCACCACTAACTACCGCAGTTTGAACAACTCCATCCGAAGACATTTCTAAGTCCACCCAAACTCTGTCGCTATCTTTTGCAACCCAAATATTTCCAAAAACATATCCAATAGCAATCTGAATTTTTTTTGATAACAAATATAATGGACTAGAAATTCTATTTAAAAATGCCATAAATTTTTATTTCAAGAATGAAGTCGAGCCAAATACATTATAAAGGCCGTTTCCAGTTTTAACTGTTACTATAGAATACATATCAATCGCTGAAGCGTTTCCAGATGGAGGGCCTCCAGTTCCATTCATCCATCTAATTGTTTGTCCAGTTCCATCGATGGAAACTCCAGTTAATTCATAAGCAGTCGCTCCATTAGTATTTAAAAATGAAATGGCTAAAGTTCTATTTACGGGAATTAAAGAATTCAAAGAGCACGAAGCACTTCCCCTTAAATTTAAATATGATTTTGCAGTTGAATTGCATATGTTATATATGCTAGATCCAGAAAGAATATTAAAATGAATTAGGCCAGTAGATCCAGTACTGCAAACAGTTATTGATTCGGTTATAGATTTAATATCAAAATATCCTAAACCAGTATTTAAAAAAGTGCCTGTTTGAGATGTCGTAACGTAACTACCACTAGGAGCGAATTGACCTGTCTGAGACGTAGTTACGAAACTGCCAGTATTAGCGGAAAGGGCGAAAACACCCGTCTGGGACGTAGTTACGAAAGTGCCTGTCGCACTAGATAGGGCGAAATATCCAGATTCTATTTTAGACCCCGCAATTGCCGCACTCGCCGAAACGTCAGAGTCAGTCAATTGCGAAGCAGGACTCTGCATGATTCCATTAATGACTTTGACTAAACCTGAACCACCAATCGATGGAAAAGTTGTATGAACATGAGAAGGAGTATTGCCACCAAAGTAAAAAGTTATTCTTTTATTGTTACCCAATGCTTTTGCTAGATATCTTATGTATAATCTATCTGTAGAAGTTATGGTTGTTTGCGGCAATACAACTGATGCTATATATTGAGCAGTTACATCACCATCATAAGTATAAATATCATCAGAGCTTGCTATTAATGTTGCAGTAGTAGTTGCGCCATCGTATTTATATACTTCTAATTTTACAATTGTTTGTGTTGAAGTATTACTAGATGCCCAGAAATTAAAATCAAATAAACCAGCTGGAATTGCAGAAATATTTGGGTCCAGGACATCAGTAATAAAACCAACAACTCCAGTATAATTAGCAGTTGGCAAATCTGGAGTTTGGAATGAGAATTGACCAGTCATTCCAGACCTACCTAATTCATAAGCTCCAGAAATTGCATATGGAAGATTTCCAGTAGGAAGGTCCGCAGCAACCCTTTCGTTGAAGTAGTAAACCAATCCGCCACCGCCATTGCCACCAGCAGCAATATCGCCTGGCACCCAAGAAGTGCCATTAAATTGTAAAGTTTGGCCATTTGCTGGAGTCGCAGTTGATACTGGATATCCTTGCAATTGACAAATTAAAGCGTTATTAGTGCCAGCAAGGATGCAAATGTCTCCAGTGATTGTGGGAATTTGTGAAGATAAAAGATATCCACCATTGATACTTGCGAATGTTCCCGTTTGAGATGTAGTTACGAAACTACCTGTTTGATTTGCAGTAACGTAATCACCAGTTAGTGCGAACGCTCCCGTTTCGGACGTAGTAACGAAGTTGCCAGTTTGACTAGTGATAACGTAATCACCAGTTGGCGCGAACGCTCCCGTTT